AAGTACTTAATTTAAGTAATTGGCTCTGATGGCTAGAACGAGAAGCTAAAGTCACTCCAATGTCATAAGGCCACAGGGTGGCCTTATCCATGGGGAGTACTTAACTTCAGTACTAGACGTTACGTTAATATCCAGTAGGCATAATATCTTTGAAAAATAATATTAGTTTCATTATCTTTTATCATATTCAAATGAATAGTTCCAATATAAGGAACACGTATATAATCTAGTATACATAGACTACATATGATGTCATAAATTCCATTTATTTTTACTATATAATACATTATATAGTAAATATAATTATATCTATAAGTGCAATCTACCGCCAAGTACAACACATTAGAAGCGTGGAACACCAACGCGCACTTCCACCTCATCACTTGGGGCAATAACATCCTTAAGAGTCTCAATTGTATTTTCAATTACAGAAGAATTATTACCGACACTATTCATGAGAGGGATCATTGCAACAATACCTGTTAGAAGTGCAAGTGTAGACTCAGGAATAAGTTGTAAAAGAATAAAAAATAAAACAGAACCTAGGATAAAGTCACGCGCTACAGTCTTTGCTGTAGGCTTCTTATTCTCTAATAGCCACATTCCCCCCGCACTAACGCTTGAAATAAATAGGCCAGCAAGAACAGCACCAATCAAATATAAAGACGTATTAGTTTCAGTCATTCTGGTGCCCTTCACGAAAAAAACAAGATTATTTCTGCGCGTTTAAAGTTCTTCAAATTCCGTGAAATCAAGACTTGTTGTCTCCTCCATATTTGATATGTCAAATTCTTCTAATGTCGGTTCAGTAGTTTTAGCCTCTTCCTCCTTTTTACCAGATGGGAAAAACGTATTTACTTCACTAAATTCTACACGAGGAGCTCCATCGAGAATAATTGTAGGGACTGCCGGAGGAGTTGCAGGTCTTTGAATTGGTGTTGTAGGGCGAGATGGTATTTTAGGCACACTTACATCAATTTCAGTAGGCTTGAAACTTATTATTTCATTAGTTGAACCACTGGGCTTAGTGTATTTAGATAATGCGAAAGATTCACTTGACTCAGATCCAGTCGGCTCAGGACCAGTCGGCTCAGGACCAGTCGGCTCAGGACCAGTCGGCTCAGCTCGAGTCGACTCAAATAATCTAGACACAGCGGGGCCAGTCTTAGACTCAGCCGGCTCGGCCTTAGGCTCGGCCTTAGGCTCGGCCTTAGGCTCGGCCTTAGAGACTGTCTTGGGCTCAGCGACAACCGGCTCTGACTCATCATCTTCCTCGTCATCATCTTCAGCTTCGGCTTCGGCTTCGGTTTCATCATCCGTATCATCGGTTGAAAGATATTCACGTAGAATACTTTTGACAGGAAGCATAGAGCGAACACCTTGGAGAATGCCCTCTCTGATTAAATTTTCAATTTGACACATGTTCTTTTGGCGATCTAGCGCAGTACCAGATGTAGCAAAAAGAAAGGTATTTCTCCATAAAAGTCTCGAGCACTCAGTCAATGTTCTGTGTAAAAAGTGTTCTAGCTTGGGAATTGTAATTTGAAGTTTCTTATTTTTATTTGTTAAACGAATTGCTGAAAGAACCTTCGTATGAGCTATAAAAACAGCTGTTAGAAGTTCTTCTAGGTAATCACACTGTGTACTTATTGCAATACCCTGTGTCTCCCGTTGAACCTTATCAACATTCCATTCAGATACGCCCTCTAAAAGTGTTTGAAACCCTATTAAATGCTTCTTAGGATCTGTCTCACGCTCCTTAGCAATATCAATCATGTCTAAAAAATACTTCTGTAGAACTGGTGTAAGATATTGGCATAATTGGCGCGTGTATTCACCCTTTGCTTCTGCGTAGACACTTGCACTATCTCCAGAAAACTCCATACTATTTTTATAGGCTGTCTTCAATTGTATGTTCTTGACGCGCCAATAAAGTGGCTAATTGAATCCAAGGAGATGATCCTGCGCCAATCATTTTCATTGATTTCATTGCCGTTTTTAATATCATTGCATTATTTGCGTTACGCTCAAGATATGTATCAATTAATTTATAGGGATCTTCGGCCGATTTACGAAGGGCCGGAAGATCTTCAAGAGTTGGTACAATTACAGGGTTTAACGAAATAAGTCCAAGAGAAATTGCTTTTTGTAAATTCTTTTCAGAACGAAAAGATTTATCTGATTTCATAGAAACAATCGTGCATCTCGAAAGAATTGGAGAAGACATTTTCCAGAGTTCTCGAGCCTCTAGGGCGCAAATTACATTTGGTGAAGCAGTTTCTAGAATTCGGCGTAAGAACGCCTGCGCCTCTTGTGTGAGATCATCTACACCCTCAATCCATACAAATAGTGATTCTTTTGAACGAACTTGCTGGTGTAATTTTTCGCGCCCATCACGGAGAGATCGATCTATACGTGCATTCCAACGAAAAATCCGAGATTTGGTAGCGGTTGCTTCATCTCTTATCCATCGTGATTTACCAGTGCCAGGTTCACCACATACCAGTAGTGCACCTTTCCACGGATTTCTTGTCATTGTTCTGTAGTGTTTATATTTATACACCTTAAGCATGCGTTAATGGCGTTAGTCATAATATTTTTGTACGTGTTTATTAGTTTCCCAGTGATATCCCCACCGTCCTAGGAAAATTCGGCTGGGATTTGAGCTCTTAAATATAAAGCGAAAGATAAAAGAGGTTAGCATTAAATTTGACTAATTATTTAGTAATACAATCAGTCAATTTTATTTGGCTCTGGCTACAACACGTTACACATTACATACCTTTTAGCATCTCTTCATATAATGCTTCATCATGCTCGGCATTACGTGAAAGGTCCTGTGTAGCAAAAAGAGGGTTCTCATGTATTCCACTGAGAATCTCGCGCTGATTTCTCACCGTGTAGACATCCTGCTTCAATGGTACTTTGTAGTTCACAGTACCAATATCACCAACACCAGTTGGTAGACTTACCACACGATTTACAGCATTTGTACGATCATTTACATAATCAGAATCAATACGACGTGTCGTCTGATGAATTGCTCCATCGAAAACAGCAAGGGCCCCGCCATTTCCATGTAAGGGATCACGTCCCTTTGCAATCTGTTGTTTATTCGGATTGAGGCGCATGTTATAGGCTGAATCATGGCTCGTAAAATCCTTATTGGCAGAGTTCGGTGTACCAAAGTAATCAGACTTGGCCGAAAGCTGTGACTTCTGTGTAGGCTTAGCGATATCATCAGGATCATACACCTTTAGTTTATTCGGGGCATCTGCAGATGCAGCACCACCCATATAATTCCAATGAATTGTACCCTCCTTTACAGTGGTGCGAGCCACATCATTTGGATCCCATACTGTGATTGCAGGAGAACCACCCGCATATCCTACAGGGGTTCCAGTCTGGCGAATATTTCCAATTGTTTCACTACGACGTGTCGGGCGAGCATCATCATCGTAGTGAATTGTTACATTACCAGTATCTGCAGGCACTAAGTTAAGACCCATCACACGTTCGCCAGTTAAGTTACGCTCATTTGGCCGAATTTCAATTGCAGAACGGCCATAGTCTGCTTCAGGAGCATCTGTATCCGCCGATGTGTAAGATGTCATATCTGCATTACGATATCCTGCACCACCGTACTGCTGAGTCTGAGGTACATGGTATGACCCAACAACATATGACTCGCCAAATTCCTGTGCTCCAGCTGGGCCAATAAACTCAGCGGATGTTTCAGGGCGAGTCACGAATTTCATGACCTGTGTAGGACGACTCGTTTCCTTTATTACGTCACCTGTTGTAACAAAGAAGCGCTCGCCTGATTCATCAATGTAGAAGCGATCCGGTCTGTATTTGCGAACCTCGCCAGAATTTGCAGCAGGTCCACCAACAAAATGCTGACCTGGAACAACTGGCTGATTGTACGTCTGCTTCGGATTATCGGCAGTACGTAGATCATCTGTGCGTTTAATATTTTTCATCATATAGTCATTTACTTCAAACTGTTGGAACCCGCCCTTGCCAGTTGTGCCGAATCCTTCATTCACGGCTGGCCCGACACGTATTGGTTCAAAGGGTCGCTCTCCTGAACGGCTACGAGGATCATTAATACGGCTTTGAATAAAGTCCGTACTCGATTCGAGTCCAAAAGGAACGCCATAGGGGCTACGAGAAGATTCGAACATTTGTTCTTGTTCGCGCTTCTTAATCTGTAGTGAACCTGAGCCAGTGTAGGAATCTAATATTCCACTATTTGCACCGGCATCCACATTCTGTTTAACACTCCCGCCAAAAAAGGGTGTCATGTTATTGTGTGTAAACTTATCAGCATCAATCTTTGTTCCAGTTAGTTCACTATAGACACTTCCATCTGCGTATGTAGGATTAACTTCGAGTCCAGCAGGATTAAGGCTCACCTCGGGAGACACAGATAGTATAGATTCCTGTGACGGTTGAGGTACCTGCGAGGCATCAGGAAAGATTGTCGCAGGAGGATTTTTGAAGCTTGTCATTAAGCCACGTTTTTGCTCTGGCTTTGGTTCCGAAGGTGGGGCGGGTGCCTGTGTGAGTGTTTCACTCTGATAATTTAGATTATCAAGACCCCAAGAGAGTCCGGAAGGAGAAGGATTACGTAGCATTTGAAATGATTCCTTATTTTTGTTACCTGATAGCTGTGTTACAACATATCCTAGCCCTGCAAAGGCTAATAGAGCTGCTGCCTCCATACTACCAGGCTTTGTGAAAAGATTCAAGATTTTACATCTATCGCCAAGTACCGCCTATTGCTTAAGTTAAGTAATAGGCTGTATTTATCATCTAATATCTTAAATTTCATACCGTTCCAACAGTTACATTATGCGTTTTACACCGATCCTTATCAATATCACGAGATGGAATAAAGAAATCAAAGGGTGTCTCAAAAGTGAGTTGGGGCTGGTGTGGGAGACTTTCCCAACGATTCCATCCAGTTGAGCGAAGAGTGCATGGCGGATTATAGAGACGGTTGAAGATTTGGGGGAAAGATTCATCAGGAGCGGATCTATAGGGTGTATTATTTACAGCATTTGTTTTAGGATTATAAAGTCCTGAATCAAACTTTACACGGCTTCCAAAACGGTTAATTCCCTTCAGATCAGATTCAACATCTGTTTTCCATTTTCCTTCGGGCCATGAAGCACCACTTTGTTGAAGACGAACTGTGGCATCTACAGGAAAGCTCGTAGGACAGTTTGCATCCGGAGGATTTAGATAGTATCTTGCAGCATAACTTGTTATACGCATATCATCAATTTGATGATAATCGTCAAACTTAGGTCTAGTTAATGCTTGCTGTTTCGCCATTTCTAAAGTTAGAGATGATATTATAGGTAACGTCTAGTACTTCTCAGGGCGCACACATACCTTTTGTACGATAGGCTTAGGTCCAATAACAACAGGGTAGGCCCACATTTGTGCGGGAGGAAGATTATCTTTTGATGTATCCATTACAAAATTATTTTTTGGATTTTTGCGGACCACCACTGTTCCAGAGAACGGGAGATGCTTTCTGGCAGCACAATCAGTATTTGGCCGGGTAATACCTTTAAGATCTGATTCGACATCAGGCCAATTTGTCTTTGTTAAAGATACTTCATTCCCGCCAACTAAGCCTAGCATGTGGCGGGCTGGTTTGGGGTGTTCGGCTTCGGATACTAAACGATGAAAACTCTGGGGATTTTCATAGGGGTCTTTGCGGGCTGCCGTTTCGTTGACTGAATTATATGCTTCAGTGATGGCGGCCATATCTATAAGCTTTTTGGAAAGCTTTTTGGAAAGCTTTTTGGAAAAAAGCTTGCCAAAAACTCGATGTCCTTTTTGGAAAAGGACCCAAAAACTCGATGTCCTTTTAAAAAGGGCAAAGCTCCTAGCAGTTCACATCGCGAATGTACGCACGGCTTGGAAGTCCACCGCGAATCCAACCAGGTGACGCATCTTCTGTGATTAGATTTGTAGACTTCTGAATATTTTCCTTAAGATTTGGAATCATAGGTGTAAATACACCCTCAAATTGCTGTTCCGTCACTGTACCACAATCCTTACCCTGGCGAACCATCTCGCTGTGCTGGAGAAGGGTCTCCACATCAGCATTACCGCGCCCGCCACCCATATAAGGTACACCGAGGAAGGGGCGCGCCTGTGCGCGGATTAAACAGCGATTGCTCTTAAATTCAGGCTGATTGCGGAGAACAGAGTCCGAGTCGATCGCAGCATTATTAAGTCCAAAGCCTTCGCGAGGATAAAGCATAAATTCGCCAGTGGCAAGAGGATTTACTTTGCGTGCATCGGGTACTAGATTTCTCGTGGTGTACTTGCCGGGCCCAACAGATTGTGTATAGTATTGATCGAGTCCACATGCATCATCGCGCGTGTGTGTTAGACGGTTAATCTCCATATCTACCTAGGAGTTTTTTTCTAAAAGGAGCTTTTTAGAAAAAAGCTCAGCAAAAAACTTGATAAGCTTTTTAGAAAAAGGCTCCTAGTTTTTGGGGCGCTTTTTTCTAAAAAGTGCTTAGATGCCAAACGAATCACAAGCTAAACGATTTTGTAAATGCATTAAGGCTGTGAGAAAAACAGTAAAAGTGCGCCCAGGATCAACAAAGGAACAGGCTGCAATTGCTATATGTACGAAGACGATACTACAGTCCCGGGGGAGAACCTTAAAGCGGTTCTCATGCAAGAAGGGTGCTAAGCTTAAAACCCAGAAGGCTCTGCAAAAAACTTAAAGAATCGGGTTTTTGCTGAGCTTTTCCTAAAAAGCTCGTCGGGTTTTTGCTGAGCTTTTTCCCAAAAAGCTCGTCGGGTTTTTGCTGAGCTTTTTTCCAAAAAGCTCCTTTTTTCCAAAAAGGGCAAAAAAGCTCGCTTACTTGCTAAGCCACGGTACAGCTCCACCATTTGTACCGGGAACACATGCATCTGGATTACCCTCTTTACATGTCTTTCCAGGTATTCTATACAGCCAGTTTTGGTAGGAATCAACATCATTTGGAATACTTGTGGCAGGCATGGTTATGAATTGACGCTGGCCCTGTGATCTACCAAAAACATCTGTAGGATCGTTAAAGAATTCCGTTCTAAAAAAATCATCTAATTGAACTTTTACAACCGGATCTAAAACACTAGCAGCTCTTGGGCGAGTTGGATTATACTTCAATTCGTCTACAAGCACATTCATAAATGGATTATGAGCTGTAGGGCTCGTCTTGTAAGGTGCGGATTGAATCCCAGAATTGTTTGATCCAATCACATCTACTGATGAAATTACAGGTTTGTCGGAAGGTTTAGCATCCTTGAAGTTTTCACTCTGTTTTCGAATGAAAATAACATTCATTAAAGATGGAATGGCAAAAAGAATACCCACCATAAATCCACCAAGAACTCCATAGATATTTTTGGTTCCCAATGAAACAACTCCACCAAACGCTGTAAATATTAAAATAATAACAACAACTTGATTTATAAGTTCACTTGTGCACGAATACGCTACAGATTTGAATGGACTTGTTTTAAATATTATAGGAGGATATTCCCATATATATGGATCACATAGAAGATTTGGTTTTATCTCCATCTCTATCTATCGTTAAGTACTTATTTTCCTTATCTCTTCTTACGTCCTGTAGGTGGAAGAATAGAAGCGTATTCATCTGTTTCGACAACATTCTTTGTCTCTACCAGTTTTTTAGGCTCAACTTCCGAAGTCTTCTTCGTCTTTTCTTTCATATCCGCCTTCTTTCTAAGACGCTCACGCACCTCTGCTAGACGAGTGTTTGTTCCCTGGGCGCGGGCAACATCGGCTTCGTTTACATTAAAAGCAGAACGAAAGGTTTCCATTAAATCAACAAATGCCGGATGAGACTGGAATTCCTTAATCATTTCTTCAGCTTCAGCCACAAGCTCCTGTGGTCTGAGTTCTCCACTTGCGACCTTCTGCTGTAGCTTCTTGCCTATACGCGTCATAGCAGACTGGATAACTTGCGGGTTACCCATTGATGCATTCATAAGAATTTCAAAGGCACGTGTTGGATCACGTTCACATGCCTCAAGCTCCTCAGGTGAAAGGCCGAAATCTTCTGGCTTGAATTCCTTTACCATATCCTCGGCGAGCTTTGCAAGTTTACCCTTTAGGAACTTCTCAGGAAGTGGTGGAAGATTCTTACCGTTTGTTCCGAATGAATTAAAAAACTTTTCTGATAACTTTTCAAAGTCGATCTTATCCATTGATGCACGGGCATCACGCATCATTTTCTCAGCCCACTCCTTTGTAAATCCATCAGCGTCACCTTCACCGAGAAATGCCACATTTAGATTTAGAACTGCGAGATATTCATAGATAGCAACACGTGACTTGTTTCCAATTGATTCCCATAGAGAATCTGATACCGATACACCGGGAAGAACAGAACCTGGATTTGTTTTCGCATCAAGCGATGATAATCCCTTTGTTACAACAAACACCGAATCCTTATAAGCAGAAACACGATCTGTAGGCGTTAATTTAAGAGAAACTTCAATATCAGCCTGAAGTTCTGGAAACGTCTGTAATAGATCATTGGCAAACTCCTCGTATTTCTTGTTAAACATTTCGGTAAGTGTACTCGTTGACATTCTTCTTTGTCTTAGGGTATTGATAAGTATTTCTTTACGCCCTTTTATTGGTAACGTCTAGTACTGAAGTTAAGTACTCCCCATGGATAAGGCCACCTTGTGGCCTTATGACATTGGAGTTAATTTAGCTTCTCGTTCTAGCCATCAGAGCCAATTACTTAACTTTGGCACAATACTTTACACGTTACGACGAGTTCCAGAATGCCCCCGTCTACGTCTACGTCTCGTGCCACCACCATGTTTTCTATTACTACTCATATTTACCGCCGGACTCCATCCAGCGGGCATGGATTTAACACCTGGTGGCAACTTTACAGGGACTTGTCCTTTAGATTTTCTTGCCTTTTCTCTAGCTTTTTCTAATTCTGTCTCCTTTGATTTTGTACTAAGACCAGTGGCTTTGAGCTTTTCTAATTCCCTTTCAAGTTCTTCTACCTTTTCAGCATCCTTTTTTGCCTGCTTTTTCTTTATATTAGCTGCAGACATTCTATTTATGAACTCTAATTAAAACGCATCTCTTTTTGTTTCAGTAGCTACTGCTACTCCCAGTGCATCATTAATTGGAGCCTTTATAACCATAACTGGAACTGGTTTATTTGGTTTTGTTTTTTTGGCTGCAGCCCACCGATGATGTCCGTCAACAATATAATTGTCTTCAGATATTACTAAAGGATTATTATGTGTTTTTTTTGTTTTTATTATTTTATTCACAATTTCACCGTTTATTTCATTTTGAGAGGGTTTTAAAACACGCGGAGCCTTACATGCTTTATGTGTCTTAACACCAAAACGCTGTTTTACAACTTTTGCAAACTTTTTAGCATCGTAGATCTGTGGCATTAACTTTCGGGGAATATCTTTCGCACCGCTACAGAAAGTTCCATTTTTACACATATCATGTTTACGTTTTGGAGCTTTTAAAGTTCTGTTTTTAACTACATCGCGCTTCCATTTTTTAAAGGCTTTTGTTTTAGTCCATGGGCGTAACATACTTACTAGATTGCCCTTTTTAAAAAAGGCCCGCCCTTTTTAAAAAAGGGCCCAAAAACTATAGTTGAAAAAGAGCATCAAGTTTTTGGGCTCTTTTTTTCAAAAAGAGCGTGACGCCCTAGCCTTTTCACATAGAACACAAAGAACCTTAAGATACTTCCAAATAGACTTCTGATTTGTCGTATTCATTGTAGTCCAATGCTTATCAAAAATAATAAGAGCAGCCGACATTTCATTAAATTGATTTGAAATCTTTGATTTTGCATATGTAATTACAGTGTCCTCATCCTCATTCGCAATAGCTTCATGAATATCATGATACACGTGCTCGTAAAAAAGATCAAGAATCAGCTTAGGATTTATCTTTTTTGCAGCCTGAATACCTTCAAGACCGAGTTTAATATCTCGCTCTTCGGGGTACGTCTCTGCAAGCTCCTCAAAAAATCTAATAAGTTGGGTGTTAAACGCTCCAAGGGCTGACATTTCTTGTGTATAATTGTGTGAAAATCTTTAGACCTTATGAACGCTGATATGCCACAACACGTTAAATATGCTCTGGTCTAAATGTCCCATTCATCAGTGATTTCATTACTGCATTTCTTTGTTTGTTTCTACCAACTGATGCAGCCAAGTGCGGTACAATACGATGCTTTAATACTGTAATAATATCCTTCGCCTTCTCCTTGCTTTCATCATGATCCTTCCAATTAATAATATCAAATAGTTCTTCTACTACTAGTCCTACAGCAAAATCATCTGTCTTTCCGCTATAAAAGCTATTTAATTTCTTGTTTCGTTCTTTTATTCTAACAGTGCGCTTAGCCTGAGTACCCCTCCTACATGAAAGACATCCTAGCCATCCAATACGTCCATTCTGGTGAGCTTTCTTAGTTACTGGGAAGTTTCGCACTATAGAATAGCCTCTGTTACGATTTGTCTTATTTATAAAGTTAGATGGTCGATACAGCGCTGTACCTAGACTATTTATGTCCTTGCATGGCAATTTACATACCGTACCAAAATCAATAATCATAGGAATATTCTTATTATGCTCCCCTGTTCTTATCAAAATATTCTCTGGTTTAATATCACGATGTATGAAATTATTTTTTTGTAGAAGCCAAAATCCCTTTAGAATATTGTTAAATAGATTTGACCCATCATTATATGATAACTTTTCATCTCTATAGCTCTTAAGATAATCACGCATATTAATAACAGGCTCATATTTTTGAATTATATAACCCTTATCTACCATTTTTTCAGATCCTACAAACTCAGGAAGGAAAGGTTTTAATTCATCTATGTTTGTCAACTCCTTCCAAATATTAACTTCTTCATCGAATAATTCATATCGAAACGCAATATTATTATTATTATTATTATTATTGCTATCTCTTATAAAATTAATTTCTTTAATTACATAATTATTTTCTTTGTAGACTTTTCCAAAAGTGCCTTCACCTAGTAATTGACTACGACCCATATTTTTAATTATTTTTGATACATTAACCGTATTCATCTAATTAGCGCCAAGTACTTAAATTAAGTACTTGGCGGTACTTGGCTCTGATGGTTATTGTCTTGTATTAAAGTTAAGCACGCCTAGCAGTTTGTGGTACACCTGCATTCCGATCACGCTGATATGCTTCCATTTGCTTATCAAAAAGTTCCTCTTTCTTCGACTTCTTTGTAGTCGGTTCTGGGCGCCCCGTACCCATAGAATCCTGTTGCCTGTCACTACTTCCTGCAGCACCCCCTAGAAAAGAGAATGCTCCAGGCATAGATGAACCTCCAGTCCCCTGAGCGGATGTATCGACATCAAGACCACTGTAACTGAAGCCCTTTGAAAAACTCCCCTGTTCGATTGTATTCCATGCATCTGGCTCACCTCCAGCACCAGGTACAGGTCCCTGATGACCCGCAGGTCGTAACTTCTCGCCCTCTTTCATTTTCTTTTCATAAAGCCAGTTCATAACTTCAGAATCGGTTTTTGGCTCGGGGTCACCCGATAAAACAAGTGTCGGAACCTTCTTTAACCAAGAGGGAAGTGGAGGTCTCGTATTTGATGGATCAACGCATATATAATGAAACTGAGTCTTCCAAGGTGTATTTGCTACTTCGCGAATAAAGGCCTTAGACCAGTCACAACGATTACTATAATAGCAAATATGAATTGGTCCTCCGGACATAATCTACTATCGCATAATAGCAAAGTAAAAATACGTAGCGAGCGCAAAAACACGCCCCAGCCCTAAATTTGAATCCTTTAGAATGAAAAGAAGGAATTAGAATCATGTCAGCTCGGCGCCAATTTAAAGTTACAAAGCCTCCAACTCAAACTGAATCTGTCTTTAAGAATCTCCTTCAAGTATCAAAGACGCAAATTAAGTTTCAGTTGACACCAACGGATGTTGCATATGCAAATGTACTGCGTCGTGTTATTCTAACTGAAGTAGAATCAGTAGCTTTCAGATCTCATATTCTTGAAGATGGCAGTACATCTGATATTAAGATCTCAAAGAACAGTACTCCAATGAGTAATGAAATGTTGGCACATCGTATTGGCCTTATTCCAATCAATATTTCAAACCCACTTGAGTGGAATTCGGCACAGTATTCATTTAAACTAAATGTTGTAAATGATTCACCTGATTCCAGAGATATCGTTGCGGCTGATATCCAGGTTCTACAGAATCGCGGTCCCGAAGAAGAGCCTCTTCCAATTCCAAGTGGTGAGTTCTTCTATCCTGATCCAATTTCATCGGACACGTCTCTTATTGCAGTTTTGAAGGGTCGGGTTGGCACACAGGAACCGGAATCTTTAGTATTTGAAGCCGTAGCGAGTGTTGGTATTGGTCGTGAAAACGCCCAGTTTATTCCAGTAAGCCAGTGTTCTTACTCTTATACTCCAGATACGTCTCCTGATCGTCGACTTGAGTTCTTTGAAAAGTGGCTACGGGCTCACAAGAAGATTGATATTGTCGAACTCGAAACTAATGCTACGCGCAAAAAGGAGCTCGAGCGCGAGTTTAATACTATGGAGGTAGCCCGGTGTTTCATGATTAATGAGCGTGGAGAACCAAACAGTTTCGACTTTACACTGGAAACTGTTGGTGTTCTTGATCCATTCTATATCGTGGCGCGGGCACTACAGGTAATTCAAGAGAAGCTACTTACATATGTATCAATTGATGCTGGTGATCTTCCCAAAAATATCAAGGTTCGCCCAGCTGATGCAAGAATGAAGGGGTTTGATTTCATCTTTGCTGAAGAGGACCATACACTTGGCAATCTCCTCCAGTGCTGGATGGACGCAAATCTTATTGATAATAATGAAATCACATATGCTGGGTATAAGGTACCGCATCCTCTAAAGGATGAAATGCTACTTCGTATCGGTGTGGAGGATGGCAAAGAGACTTCGGCACGAACTGCAATTTCTAAGGCAGCACAGGCATGTGCTGATATGTTTCGTAGATGGGGTACACAGTGGTCTGCAATTGGCGGAACGGCCGCGGCGCCTCCTCCCACAGTTAGGGAGGCGCTTCAAACGGCACGACAGAATCGTTTTGTGAAGACCTAATTTCTAAATAACACGGTAGGAAACAGATGGAAGAAAATATACATTTTTATTGCATAAATCTTAAAAATAGAGTAGATCGTTGGAATACCTTCTCATCGCAACCAGCGATTATTCAGATTAAAGAAAAGTATAAGTTTGAACGGTTTGATGCATATCCAGGTTCAACAATAGATATTAAAAATGATAGCCGTATTTCTTTACGAACTAAGCGTAACATTAAAGAGGGTTCTAGACGCGATCATGAAGATCTCAATACTGCCGGTGGAATCGGTTGTTATTTAAGTCATGTAGAATTGTGGAAAAAGATAGCGGATGGAAAGGAGCCTTATGCAATTATTTTTGAAGATGATACGAAATTACCGGATAATTTCCTAGAAATTTTCGAGAAATGTTTATCAGATCAGAATCTTTTACCTGAAACACCAGATGTTTGGACCTTTTCATATGGCTGGGAATTTTATTACAGAACAAAGGGAAAGAAGGCCCCACAAGATGTTAGTACAAATCACCGTGGCCCATGGGTATTTAACACGTGCCCTGGTGGTCTCAATGGCTATTTTATAACAAAAGAGGGCGCCAAAAAATTAATAGAGAGCGCCTTTCCCATTGATATGCATGTCGATCTGTATATTTGTCTTTGTTCTGAATTAAAGAAAATCATATGCGTCTCTCACAAGGAACTTATCCTGCGTCTGTTAGTTGAAAGTGAAAAATCAGATATTCAATTACCTTCTGAATGTCTAATTTGTGATGTCCCAACAAATTATGTGTCGCGTGGTATTCTTTCAGTGAATATTCCACTCTTATCAATTGGTATTCTTACTCTGTTAGTTTTGTCGCAGCTTCAACGGCGGTAGCACGACAATCCACCATATAAATAACCATCATTCCACATGCATTTACTATTAGATGCATCATTGCATGGCATATAGTTGCAACTAGTAAGTTGGGACTATATACTAAAGTTTGTGTAAGATACCCGCCATAATATACAATTACTGTAAATCCAGTACCTACATACCATACATATATTAGACCATATTTGTACGATTGACACATTGTATATAATGCATAAATTATACAGGCAATTTGATCTAGATAAAACAGATAGTTGTTTTTAGTAGCATGATAGATTGTTGATACTAATGTTAGGTATGTTAGGACAACACAGGCAGACCAATATTTGGTATAAGCCGCATAAGATGCAGGAATAATAAACATAAGGCTAGTTCCTATAAGGTATGGATTCGGTTGCATTATAGTATTTTGCCTTAGTTTAGCTCTTAAAATTTTTTTGGGTGAGGAGCAGACTTATAGCTCAGTCGGTGGTAAATAACTAAATATAAAATGGTATCCAGTTTTTACTAGATCAGTATTGGTGTATTCAACAATTTCTTTAGTTGCTATTTTATTATTAATAAAATTCCGAATATCACACATATCATAGTCATCAAATATTACAGGCGAGTCTGGTTGCGATAGTTGTTTTATATTATTATAATCAAATGAAAAAATGTTTTCTGTATGGCCTCCATCGATGTGACACATATCATATTGATAGAGTTCATTTTTATTTTCATTTTCACTTACATATTTCGTAAGTGTTTCAACAGAGTTGCCAAAAATGACTCTTATTGTTGTATTAGGAAAAGCTGATTTAATATAATTTAAACATGGTTCAGTGTATCTGTGATTATTCAAATCAAACAGTAGATATTCGGCATCAGGATTTACTAGTAACATAATAAGTAGGGAATGACATGCATTTATACCAATTTCACAAATTTTCTTTTTATCCTTACATAAGGCCTGTAAATTCTTAATTTTATCTGAAAAAGTTGTATAGACGTAATTACGTGGATCGATGTCACAGAATAAATTTCCCTCTACTCTTTCTCCAATACTTTCGAGAATATTTTGAATTGCAAGTATATGAATATTATCTTTTAGATCCATATTCATATACTAGTACTTAAATTATAGTATTATCACGCACAACACGGTACAGTCCTTTAATCAACCTCCTCGACCTTTGGACCCGGGCCTGGAACAAAATCTTCACCCTTGTTACTCATATCATTCGTGCCATATAGCTTCATAAGAAGAGGGCGAATCGCCTCCTCCGCAAGCTTATAGCGCTCCTTATACGTGTCCTTGTTCTCATCTGGATTCGCCTCAAGCCACTCAATGTGCTCCTTTAGCACCGACTCTGCCTTCTCTAGGTCCTCAGCCCCCATCTTCTCCTTGGTCTTATCTTCGCGCATGGTGTTCCGCGCATTATAGAGATAGCTCTCAAGCTCATTCTTCGCCTCAACACGCTCCATGGCCTTCTTATCTTCCTCAGCGAGTCTCTCGGCATCTGATACCATGCGCTCAATATCATCCTTTGATAGACGACCCTTCTCATTTGTAATCGTGATCTTCTGCGACTTACCAGTAGACTTCTCTGCAGCTGAAACATTAAGAATACCATTTGCATCGACATCATATGTCACCTCAATCTGAGGTACCCCGCGAGGCATTGGAGGAAGTCCCTCAAGACGGAACTTGCCTAGAAGACGATTGTCCTTCGTAAACTGACGCTCGCCTTCGAATACACATATATCAACAGCAACTTGATTATCTGCATATGTTGAAAATGTCTGTGACTTCTTTGTAGGAATCGTAGTGTTCCGCTTAATAAGAACCGTCATTACATTGCCTGCAGTCTCAATACCAAGTGAAAGGGGCGTAACATCGAGAAGAAGAAGATCCGTCGTGGCATCATTTGCATTATTGCCTGAGAGGATGTGTGCCTGGACGGCCGCACCATACGCAACTGCCTCATCTGGGTGAATACTCTGACAGAGCTCCTTGCCATTAAAAAGCTCCTTTAGAAGCGCCTGGACGCGAGGAATGCGCGACGAACCACCAACAAGAACAACATCGTCAACATCTGACTTAGACATCTTCGCATCCTTTAGAACCTGCTCGACAGGACCCATACACTTTCTGAAAAGATCATCACAAAGAGACTCAAACTTAGCACGTGTAAGTGTTAGCTGAAGATCGACGCCCTCAGCAATGCTATCAATCTCAATAGAGGTCTGTGTGGCAGTTGAAAGTGTCTTCTTCGCACGCTCCGCAGCAAGGCGGGAGCGCGCCAGCGCACGTGAGTTTGTACGAATATCGATCTTTGTCTTCTTCTTGAACTCCTCAATCATCCACTCCACAATACGGCTATCAAAATCTTGACCGCCAAGGTGGGTATCTCCACTCGTCGCACGTACTTCAAATACACCGTCTTCGACAGTAAGAAGGGATACGTCGAACGTACCTCCACCGAGATCAAAAATAACAACCTTGCGCTCACCCTTACCCTTGTCATTTAGCCCATACGCAATGCATGCAGATGTTGGCTCGGCAAGAAGACGAAGAACATTTAGACCAGCAATACGACCGGCATCCTTTGTAGCTTGGCGCTGAGAGTCATTAAAATATGCAGGGACAGTTACGACTGCATCAGTAACCTCCTGTCCGAGATATGACTCGGCCATCGCCTTTAGCTTACTTAGAACCATGGCTGCGATCTCCTCAGGATAATACTTCTTTGTCTCACCCTTGTTTTCAATAACAATCTGGGGACGATTCCGACCATCATCAACAACCGTAAAAGGCCATGTCTTCATATCGCGCTGAACTAGAGGATCATCGAATGAACGACCAATAAGACGCTTTGCATCAAAAATAGTATTCTTAGGATTCGTCGCGCTTGCTGACTTGGCACCGTCGCCTACGAGTCGCTCCTCACCAAAACTGACAACAGACGGGACAGTGCGATTTCCCGTTTCTGATGCGATTATTTCAACACCTCCATTACGCCAAACAGCAACCATTGACATACATGTAGCAAGATCACAGCCAATAACATAATTGGTAGAGGACTTTGTCATCTTTCTATTATTATTATGGTGCGTAGTTTTTAGGCCTCATTTAGGGGCTCGGACTGGGGCACGGGCTCAGCACCAGGCTGGGGCACGGGCTCAGCACCAGGCTGGGGCTCGACCTCAGCCACATCAATAGCAACAGCCTCAGCCAAAGGCATCTGGAAGGCCCCCGCGCCAAGAAGACGCCGTTGTTCGAACTGCTTCATTGAATTCACAAGCCGAATTGCATGAGAAAGCTGAACGGTCTGCTTCTGGGCGCGGAGATTCGCTAGATATTCAACATGGAGAAGGTGCACTGCCGGCTTGTATTCAAATGGAACTTCGGCAAACTTCATCGTATGAGACTTATGAACTGCAATATACGCCGTGAGAACATCAGCAGTGCGCTGGCGAAGAGTCGTTTCATAATTCCAGAAGTCCTTGCGCTCATCCCCATAATGCTTCAGATACTCTACGACCTTCCCCCCGCTACGAAGACGAAGGAAGCGATCGACAGGACTCGCCTCAGCACCCCTCAGTGTACGAAGAACTACATAGTTAGGTGAACGTAGACGCCACCGCCCACCCTCACCATCTTTAAAGACAAGTCCCTGCCAGCGAAAACTATTCTGAACGGCCGTCCGGCGCATTAGAGACTGGATATCCTCATCTTTGTGAAACATCTTTATGGGGTACGCCGGAATTTGGAGTCGACGAAGTGGGGGAAGCCACTCGGATGAGTGTTCGTATAGCGTAACAAGACTCGATGAGTTCACAGTGCCAACATGAACGATATTCAGATCAGGAGAGCGAAACATCTGAACGATACGATGCTCTGGATGCTGGAGTACAAATGATACAAAGGCACTTGTGTTACCATCGGTCGCTGACATTGTTTCGCGAAGATGCATAAGAAGAGTATCAACTGTACGCACAGGAGTGGTAGCAAGACACTCTACAAACATCTCATAGAATGTTTTACTGCTATAAAACCCGTTGTTTGCACCCATCTTTGTGCGCGAACAAACCTGAAGCACAGTTGGATTCGATGCAGATACAAAAGCCTGAATCATAACACCATCAAGGAAATCCTGAACGCTGGTGAAAGGGACATTAATAGGAACAGGATTCTCATTTGCTTTTGCAGGCGCCATACATACAGGAAGGTTGTTTACAGTATCCCATACAACTGAACGAAAGAGTCCAGTGCCAGGAACATTAAACTTACTCTCACCTTTTACATAGCGAATAATAACGTAGGGCTCTCCCGACTCTGATTCTACAACACGCAGAGAACCACCCTCATCCGATGTAAGAAAGGTCTTTAGCTCATCCCAAGTAGGAAAACGATCACGAAGGTTCTGGAAGTGGTTTAGAACTGACATACTATGTTTCTACTAGGCGATTCTTGTTTATATAGTTTCAATTTTAGATATTTTACGCGTACCCAGCTTATCTAAATTTCAAAGTAGCCGATAGGGAGAATAGTATGACAGATAAAGAAGAAGAAGAAATCGGATTTGAACTCGGTGATAAAATTCTTATTATAGGAGGGCAATACGATAGTTTAAAAGGGAGAGTGTACTACATTGATGAAAGTATAATACGTATTTTACCTGAAGGCGTTTCTGATCGACTTGTTGATCTTCCAATTGTTGATGGTGATATTGATCCAAATCTTCAAGTAGATCACTTATATCCTATTTCAAAGCGAACAAACCCCGCATTTGTATCGCAAATTGGAGCAAGCGTAAATCAAATCGCACAAACATTCGGCTCAAATGGTGAAGTTAAAGGGTCTTTTACCATAAAATCAATCAATGAAGCTACTGATAGCCTTGTTCTAGTTGATGAAACAGGAGATGAGGTTGAAGTGAATTTTAACTTTACTGGGATTCCACTTGATCTTCCATTTGCAGTTATTAGACCACGTGATTTACCTAGCTCTGATTTATTTGTAAATGAAGATAGCGTATCCGCTGATGCTGCCGATGTTGCAGCCGCTGCTGAAGAAGACGTATTTGAAGATCTTCTCGAATCTGAACTGGCTACTGTACGTGAAACAGGTGTCGGTCAAATTCAAGAAATTGAAGCAAGTGAACGCATATATCCTGATATGGATCAAAGAAATGACATGATACATGATATGATTATGGCACTTCCGCTTGCCTCCCAAAAAAATCCAGAACAGCAGAAACGTATTCGTAAGTTAGTCGAACAATGCATGTTTCTTCGGAATTCATTAGTTGAATATTCGAGAACTGGCGAGCCTGTAGGCCATGTTTCCACATCCTATTTAACTCTATCAGATCTCATTAAAAATCTAAATATTCCTTTGGCGCGCCCTGTTATACAATCAAATCGTACACTATATCTAGATCATACAGGTGCCTCTCTACTTGCCTCTGCAAATGGCAATCCTTCACAGGATCCTGATGAAGTTGCAGATACTAATCTTGATATTAAATATCTTGGCGACGTTGTCAAGGCCACAATAGAATATATGAATACACAGTTGGGTGGTATACAATCTCAAAGTCTATCAGCTGATTCATTACCTGCATGGTTTCTTTCATGGGAAACACTCAATAAGGTCTATCATAAGTCATGGTCTGCTAAAGGTGATTTTGATAACATAAAATTCTCCGAAGATAGAGAGTTTTTTCAGGCACCTATTCCAGATATATCTGTAGCTATAGTTGATGGTATAAAAGCGAAGGATGTTGAATCTGATACCATTTTAACAAGTGATTTTGTTGGAAAAATTGGCATGTCCCTTTTACGTGGACTCGGCCCGCGTAAAACGCGTCTAAGAGAGCGTGATCCTCTCCTACAGGTGGAGTCTGCAGAAGAGGGTGGAGTTATCAATACACTTCTTTTTCCGCTATCAGAACAACGTAATTTAGGAATTACACGTTCTGGTAGAATTGCAAATGATATTGCATATTCTCATCAACTTCCACAAACAATGCGTACTATTTTTGAGCGCCTCGAGGGAGTTCCAGATGCACCTACTGCTGGTGGAATTCTTTCAATTGGAGAGGATGGAAATACTCTAGGAAATATTCCATTAGATGATTGGTTATCAGCTCAACCCCTCTACCCCCTTGGTCTTGCAGATGCAATTGTAAATCTCTCAAATTACGGATTTACACAAATTGAATTGAATTCGGATCAACAGAATGTACTTGTGGAAAAAATTAATAAATATCGTGCACTTATAAAGCAATATATAATTGAACTTCGCGATGCTTCAACTGCGGAATTATCTAAACACAAAATGGAAAACAACCCATTTTTAATTGGAGAGGCATTTACTGAATTTATGGCAATTCTAGAGGGAGAGCCAATTCTAGCCTCTAGAATTCAAGAAATTCGCAACAAGCTCCCCTACTATAAAAATAATGATATTGCTATAATTGCAGGGCTTCTATTAAATGCAAGCGATCTCTTTCTTACTACAATGGCGCAAGTTGCTGGCCCCCTCGCCCGTGAGAGAACAAGAATGGTACGCGATCAATTTCTAGATGCTCTCAATACTGCTCTTGCCAAGAATTTAAAAGATGAAAATGCTGGAGAAGATCCTGATGTAAATAACTGCCCTCATGTTGCCGACTATTATGATATGTATAAAATAAAGGATGACGCCCAGCGCATGAAATTTTTTGCGAAATTTCTAACGAAATACAGGGGACGGCGCGAAGATAATTGGATTAATTGCTCCGCCTGTGGAAAACATCTTGTCTGTTACCATGAAGTCCTCCTTTTACAGGAATTCTTGCATCCTCGCGAAAAAGATACAATTCATAAAGAAATTATTTTAACCTTCGGTGGAGAACAATTTCACGGTCGTTTCACATGTAAGAATTGCGGACAACCACTTGCCGAATTAGAATATGATACAAGTATAGAATTTTCAGATGACGGTGTTCCAATGAGTGGAAGAGCTGTACTCGAAGCAGACGCTGATGAAAATTCCATACTCGATGAACTGTTAGGACCTCCTGCTGGAAAAGATGATGAAATTGAATTTAAAACGGATACACAAACAACATCGTACAGAGCCGCGCGTAAGATATTTGACACAGTAGGTGTATTTGGAAAAGAAGAGGCGTATAAACGCATCGTTCAGCGGGTTGAGACTGAGATTCTTAAACAGCCTTCACTAGAAGCATATAAACAACTTACAAAGGGTAAGCGGGCCATGGATTATGATGTTTATATTAATCGCATTCTTGTTTCTGCTACGGCTGCAAATTGCGTTGTAGAGTTACAAACAGATATTCCAGGATACGTTATGCGTTATAAGTTGCCTGGATGCAGGGCAGGATTTTCAGGATATCCTTTAGGAAATGAGAAAGATCGTACCTGTATCGAATACATTGGCTGTGCGGTAGCATCTATACAGGAAAACACGGCGCCCTGGAATTTAACAGGATATCTTCGTGATTCTAGTAGTACAAAACGCCAAGAAGCTATTATAGTTGATATGACAAAAATTCTCGCGGTTCTTTTAACAAATGCTAGCGTTCAGCAACAATTATCAATGAAGCGCGCATATCTACAGGATCTTTATGGAAGTGTTGTTTATTCAGAGCAACTTCCAGAATACATACCTGATGGATTTGCCCCATTTCCTTATAAACCTGAGGAGGAGGAAGTTGTTGTGCCAGAGGCAGCTGGTACACGTGAAAGAATTCGTGGATGGATTCTTCAGGCACACAAAATAAGTAAAGATAATGGGGTCTACGTAAAAGGAAATCCGTATTCTGATGCGACATGCTGTTTAATGCCAATTCAAAAACCTGGTTCTTTTTGGAAGTCTGGTGATCTTGTTTCACTACCAATAAAGTCTGCTCCCCTCGGACCGGTTAAATCACATCTTGGTATTCATTTTTTACCTCGGCCTTTTGTTGTACTAGAGGGTATTGTATCACCTGAGATTATGTATCGTATTTTTTTAAAGGTCTGTTACGATGGACCCAATAAGGGTCTTCCACACGAACCTGGCTATACAAACACCTGCACCTTCTGTGGATTTGTCTTTCCAGAGAGTCCCTATATTCCTAGAATTTTTCCTCCAAATACAGGAAATACAAAAGATTTAAAGGCATATTTCGATGATATTGATGCCATAATTACAAAAGGTAAAATCGCCCTAGAAACACAGGGCGTTACAATTAATAAATCAACATTTGAAGAAATTCTAGACGCCACTCACACCGCCTTTAAAGTAGCGCCATATGTGAAAAAAACACCAATTGCAGGAATGAATTTATTTGAAATGTTGCGTAGAATTAATCCAGAACCGTTTGAGGGTTGGCAACAAATGTTGACAATTACAATGGAGGGACTGTCGAAACTGACTCCTGGGGCAGATGACATTGAAATCGCAGAAACATATGGAGAAATATCGAATTTTGCAGCGAAAATTATTAGTGAATTTGATACTCGTATTGGAGGAGATAATGCTCGTACACTACAAAAAGTGCTAGAAAGTGGGCCAAACCAGATGATTGAAACAGTGCGTACTTATTTTTTAATACCATTTCAACGTCTGATTAGTGGATTTCATACCACATCTCTCGTCTACAATAAACTTGCTCCCCCTACAAATGATGATATCAATAAGTCATTACAGATTCATTTAGAGTATTTAGGGCTCCTATCAAAACGGGCAACAGGGTCAACTCTTAATAAATTAGAGTGGGCGCGTGATAGACTATCAGATTCTCTTGGAATTCTCAAAAAATATATCCGTGGTCCAACAATACCTGGAGGTGTTCTAGGTCTCTCTTACGTGACAACTGCGCTAATTGGAGGAATTTTAGCAGATTTTATGAATCCCAATTCTGTTCCTCCTGGGTTTAGCGATGCGTCGGCAGCCGTGAATTCTGGGGCGCGGGCGCCAATTCAAATTCTAGATGTATGTATTCAGAAAATTCGTATGGAGGGTCTGAATTTTACGGCGGATCAAATACGTGAGATGATTGCCCGTCGCGATCAACTTGAGAAGAATACATACATTAAAAAATACGATAATCTTACTCCTGAAGAAAAGGCTGTGGCAAAGATGAATAAGAAACTTGGTCTCAAGGAATGGGCTGTTGGTGGCACTAAGGCGATCTATGCATATGATCCCGAACAATATGAGCGGGAGCGCGTGCAACGTCTAGAAATGGGATTTGCTGATTTCATGCCTGTAGGCGATGTTCGTATCGCGGCAGATACAGGAGCAGAGGGCGGATACGATAATGCACAGATGGCTGAAGAGGATTATTAGGCATGCTCGGCATGCTCGACACGCCCTATCACAGCACAGGCAATTCTTTTACCGCTATGCCCTGTTGTCTTCGAGTCTTCGGCATCACCCAGACCATAATCATCTTTATCGGCATGTATTATAACTGAGCGCCCCCATAAATCATCACATTTGATCCCCTTCAGATTATATGTATATTTTGTTATGGTATCTTTTTCCATAGAAACATTTCCTAAATCGCCGGTATGGCGAGGACCTTTAAAGCTTGGTGGCCCTCCATGTATTGTTGGAGGACCACGATGGTAGTGATCGCAGGCCTTTTTACAACCTTCTCCGCGTAAGTCACCTGCTCTATGAATATGAAATCCGTGTTCTCCATCGGGAAGCCTTGTAAAGATCGCTTCAATACGTATACCTATTGAAGTATTTTTAAATGTAACTTCACCTTGAACGCTACGGGTATTAAATACTGCTACCGCCATCTATGTTCTTTCCTTATAAAAAATATTAAATAAATACTAATTAAGTCAATGGCAAAAAGATTAGTTAAATCATATAAAAGATATCGTACAAGAAAACAAAAAGGTGGCTCAGTGCCACCTATAATTGTTCTTCAGTCACGATGGGGTCTTGGAAATCAAATTATACAATACTGTATTGCCTGTACCGTGCAGAAGCATTTTGGTTATAAGATGTTTATTTTACCACCGATTGAAAACGTCCATGCCAATAATAAAGATTATCGTGAACTTTTTACACGTGGAGAGCCGATAAATGAAAAACCGGCGAGTTTCACAGATCCGTATGTTCTAAACAAAAATGGAGAGCCACTAAAAATATCAGAGATTCCGAAAAATAAAAATATCTTTGTTGAACTTGTGGGGCATTTTTACGAGGTTTTTAAAGACATAATGCCTGAACTCGCAAAAGAAATGCATACAACACTCAGTAAACTCTATCCAGATCTTCCCGTTAAAAATAGTACACAAAATGGATTTATGCATGTTCGCCGTGGAGATTTTATCACAAATGGATGGAATAAAGGATTTGAATTCTATAACAGCGCCCTTAAAATTGCAAATACTATGCCAAACATGAAAGTAAAAACATGGCATGTTTTTTCAGATGACATCGCGTGGTGTAAAGAACAGAAATGGGATACAACTGTGCCAATCAATTTTATTGATGAATCAGATGAATTAAAGACTCTTGCGATTATGTCAAGGTGCATTGGTGGAGCTATCTTGGCTCAATCTACATTTGGATGGGCTGGAGCTGTGATTGGCGCTTATCAACATAAGAAATCGCCAATTATAGCACATATTGATATTATTAATCATACCGGTGGAGCAAAATATATTGGCCCATCTGATTGGATCTATTTAAATAATGAAGGAAAGCGTGAAGAATATAAATAATACTAAAATGCAGAGATGAGGACGTTGCTCCTTAGTGGAATATTATATTTAATAGGTATTATTATCGTTCTTCTTATTCGCCCAACTCTAATGTTTGATGAAAACAAGGAATGGAAAGAATTTGGTATGATATCTAACGAACATACAATCTTCCCTTTTTGGATGTTCTGTATTGTTTGGGCTATTATTTCGTACATGATTTCACTTTTATTAGTTGGCGAATTCTCTAGCAAAGTTGCAGTTGTAGCTGGTCTTGGAGCAAGTACTCCTGCACTTTATGAATCAGAGCCCCCGGAAGATCTTGTACCAGTTCTTCCATCAAAGACGACAAAGAAAGGTAGTAATACAAAATCTGTCGCTGCTGGAAATATGAAACCTGGATATTATATGCTTGATGCGAAAGAACTTGATCGCACAGGTGTTCCAAAGTATCTCTATGTTGGCGAAGAGATGTCAGAACCAGTCCCTGTTAAAGGTGATTGAGACTCTGCCTGAGTAACGTCTAGTACTGAAGTTAAGTAGTTGGCGGTACTATATACTTGTAAAATGCCTGTAATAAGAGCATTCATAACAACCGAAGTTGCTATTAATGCATTTATTGGCCCTGTTCCAGCAGATGGAATCATTTCAAGAGGCAGTATAAAAAGACTGATACAAAATATTCCAACAGGTGGAATCCAGAATGATTTCAGAACATACGGTATATTTATATTTCCATCACATACGTACTGAACACATGTAGTACATAATACACTGAGAATCGCACTAATAGTTGGTAGAACAAGACATCCTAAAAGAGCAAACGACCAGCCTGAAAAAGACGGAAACCATACAATAAGTCCAAACGTTATAAGTGTTAAAATAACAGCATGCACGAGACCAAATGTCAATCGTATTGCATAATTTAATTCATAATTTGGATCATTATTTCCAGTTTCGTTTCCGTTCATTAAAGAGAAATCTCCCCAGATGGCCGAAATGAAAGAAGAGGGCACTCACGCAACTCCGGAAATTGATCTTACAAATTTCATTCGCGATGATGTTCCGTATCCATCCGAACAAGTAAAGCGCATTGAATATTATTACAAGAAGCGGGAGAACAACAGAACACAGTATAATGTTACAAAAAATGGAGATCTGGCTGTCTATACCAAGTCAGGAGAGCTCGATGAAAGTATCCGTCTTCTAACGTATGTTCCACATGCACCAGAAATAAGAGAGAAAATGGACCAAGATCGGCTAGATGCAATAGGATTTGCTGAAACAAAATATGATGATGCTATCTTAGCGTTACGTAGTGCCACCGAAAAATACAACTTAACTGGTGCGGTTGAGGGCATGCTTTCGGCTCAGAAAGCTGTTGCCGAGGCCGATCAGATTCTTTCAAGAGTGCGCTACAGAACACGAAACATACAGACACTTGATAATCCGGAAACAAGAGATATATTTTTCGATCAAGCAAATGAGCAACGGAAACTCATTTCAGGAAAAGAAAAAGATCCCTTTAAGAAAAAGTTATTTCGTCTTATCACTTTGGAACACCCACTTTATAATTTTTATGGAAAATATGTGGAAAGTGCCCCAGATATTGAAACTGGCAAGGATGTCGATGCCATCCGCACTGGACTTCCATCAGATGGAGAAGCCCGGCGTCGTCTCAAAGATGGTCGCATGGCCCGTATCTTTTTTGATGTCGAAACCAGTGGTGATTACAATAGCTTTCTTAGCCCTTTTTGGCCGGTTGAATATACTATGGATGAGGTCAGATACTTCACGGCGTTTCAGGCTTATGAGGCCGAGAGAGCGCGTATGGCAGGTCAGGAGGCTCTTCGTGCCAGTATTCTTAAAACGCGCGCCACACGCACAATGCGTTACTTAACAAAAAATTTCAATACACAACCAAAAGACGTAAAGGGCCTCTGGTTAAAGATTGTAACTGCCGTTTATCAACAGCATCCTGAGCTCTTACAAAAGTTGCTTGGAACTGGCACAGATGCTCTCGTTTTTGCAGATATCCGCCAGGGTCCATCGGGAACTGGGATTGGAGAACAAGCACGTGAAATACTCGACCCATCACGCTGGACTGGTGAAAATGCAATGGGTCTTGCATTGGAAACTCTGCGCTATCAATTGCGCGAAGGAACTGCGAAAGATACTGCTAGATCCGATGTAGTTAGAGAGTCTGTAATTACAGAGGCGGAACAAGAGAAGGCGAAAGTTGGGGCAATTATACAGGCCAAGAAGTTTCAAGTTAAAAAACCACCAGCGCCAGCGCCAGCGGGCGCATTTGCACCCTAACTCTGTAAAGGATAGTCTTTGAGTACGGATTGATTATCATTACAGTTAACTGTTTCTGCCGTGTAGGCATAGCAAATTCCGTTTTTATCTTTATAAACACGTTCATGAATATTATCAGGATGGGGATACTGAAAAATACTGCGGATTTCCATTTTGAAGGTACTAAAGAAAAATAGTGCTAATATAATTCCACCTATAAATGGTATAAGCCTGAAATGTTTTATACCAAATAGGTCTTTATTAAACATCCTATAGTGTTCTACGAAAATTAAGTATCCCTTCAAACAGAATGTTTGAGTTTATCAAGACAGAAGCATATAATACTGCATTTAGTATTATAATTGGAATTGGTATTGTAGCCATTTTTACGCCTGGATGCCGTGATAATTCGTGTGCTGTAAAAAAGGCTCCTCCTGTTGATGAAGTTGTCAAAACAGTCTATAAAATTGGTGATAAATGCTATAGATTTAAAACAAATACAATAGATTGTCCCATAAAAGGTATAATAGAGCCGTTTGAAATAGAATTAGAAAAGACAGGGCGTGAGCGCGGGTCTAATATTTAAATCTTTCAAGACTCTTTTTCAGAATATGAGTACTCTTCTTTCAGATTTAGAATCCGCGCCAGGACCAGGCAAGGATGGTGATCTTGTGGATCAAATAATAAAGGAGATGAATGGCGTCGGTTCCCAGCAAGGATCTGATATGTTTGTAGCGCCTCAACCACCCCCATCTCCGGCAATGATGCCATCAAATCCTGGTATGATGGCCTCACAAATGTCAAATACGGCCCTTTCATCTCATCATATGGATAATGCGCCAGCTACCGCTCATATGATTGGTGGAGCTTCACCGTCACCTGCTGATTTTGCTGCTGCCATGCACGGTGGAGCTCCAATGAGTCATGAATCAGATTCAGTTCCGGCACTTCCTCCTCGTCGTTCTTACAAGCGGTCAATTCTTCAACGTCTCGGTGAAGAATTTAAGATTCCTATGCTTGTAGCTTTACTTGTATTTGTGTTTTCACTCCCGGTAGTGAATTTTCTCTTTGCGCATTATCTCCCTTATTTTGTATTACCAACCGGTCAACTAAAGACAACTGGGCTTATTATAAAATCACTTGCGGCGGGTCTTGTTTTTTGGGTACTTCAGCGTATTATTGTACCTCTCTTTAGTTTATAATCATACCGCCAAGTACCGCCAAGTACTTAAATTTGGCACACCACGTTAGAAATGAAGGTTAAAACAGATCTTGTTTTACTCGGTCTAGCCGTATTCTATATTGTTTTAACATTTCCTTTAGGATTAATGGCTCTTACTGCAGTAGTATCAGCAACTGTATTTGCCATCTATGATTCAACAAGATACGCTCTTGCGGTTTTAGTTATTATGATTGTTGCTCGTCTTCTTACTATTCTTTTAAAGCCTGAGCCACTTACAAATTTACCTGGATTCTCCAGTCTGAAGGATGGCTTTCAAAATCTTAACAAGGAGGGATTTCAGCCAAAAGATCCTGTAAGTGTTCACCAACGTATTGCGGATAACAAGAAGGAGGGGCCTCTTCAACCAAAGATGGATGATATTACGGGTGTGCTCGAGTCACCTAAAATTCTTGATAGCCTCCAGATTGCCAATCTAAATAAGGCAGAGTCTGGTGGACCCTCTAGAACACAGCCTGCTAGTCTCAGTGGAATACCGCCAATTCGCACTCCGCGTGAAGAGGAAATAGTACGGAATACATTTGAGGATCTTGCACCTCGCGGTAATCCGTTTTTACAAAATGGGGCCGATGATGGCTCTGTAAACACTGCACTATCATCACGTGGAGCTGATCTGAAGATGCACCAGGGGGCGGGTGATGTTCCTGGTACAACAGTAGGGCACGGGACAGTATAAATTATTTTTGGTACTTGGCGGTAGACTTTACCTAATATAATGCCTAAATTAAGCACTATATTATAGAAAGTATGGTTCGGATATCAAATAAATGTCCTCCAGGTGTACTTTGCCTTACACCTGGAGTATTTATATTTGGAATTATAGGAATTATTATTGCAATTGGTATTTTTTTCATGCCTGCGAGACAGCCTTACCAAATATCTAGACAGATGCCGGCGCCATCAACCTCTTTATCAGTTCAAGTTCCAGGTGATGATCGCTATAATCGTGCACCCAAACCTGAAAAGGACTGGCTCACACGCCCAGACCTCTCTGTAATTGCAAATTCTCCTACCGCAATTATGTCAACTATACCAACAGTTGCAACACAGGGTATTCCAGAAACTTATCAATCAATGGGTGTTTTGAAAACAGATGGAGGGCAACTTCTTCCACTCTATGGAAGACGTACTTCTTCCCGGTCTGATAGATTTCAATACTATACACGTACTGACTCATATAATCCGGTTCAATTACCATTAGAGTACAAACGGCACAACTGCCAAGATGATATTGGCTGTGATGAGTTGTATGATGGAGATAAACTTAAAATAGGGGCTACTGGTGAAACAGCAACAGCCACTATTTATAGATTCTCTGGCCCAACTTATGTGCCAGCTGTGATTTTATAGAATATTAAACTATAGAAAGGGGTAAATGACATGCCCATTAACATCATTTCCTATTGCTTTAGATGCATCAATGCGCCCAAGATCATCATACAATGGACTAACTAATACACAAGTAGGCCTATCAATAACATGGGGTTCTGGTTCAGATATTCCAGAATTTTCACAGTCTGCATCCGTTCAATCAGGAGAACTCAGTCACAGTTCATTTAGTAGAACATCACTTAAATACAATTCAAATAATTATCAACTTTTTTCAGTGCAACTTACATCACCAACGCATTCAAGTTGGCTTGCTTTAAAAGATTCAGATGTTACAACAGGAAATAATCTTGAAGATGTTATACTTACATTTGTCAGTACAGAAGGGAGAAGCCCATTTTTCATTATCTTAGTAAATCCAATTATTCGTGTACCAGTGCCAGTCCAAAGTTCAGCCTTTTTAACAGCTTTTACAACTCAAAATAATAGTGATGTAGGGCCAGATTCACTTTATCCAAATGATCGAACGAAACAATTTGTTTATTATAATACATGCGGACAAGATATAGGTAATAGTAATAATATACAAGTACTTGTTGTTGTAAACGTACAAGGCCTTTTAGTTTGGCAAAATATTATGGAAAATATACTATCAATTTACCGTGTAGAAAGATTCACCTCTTTTCCTAGTTATGTACCCCCGTTTTATAATCTTTTTGTAGGAAGTCCAACAGCACCTTTAACAACATTTGTAGGATATGGTGTTAGCCTTGGGCTTGGCTACGCAAGTTCGGTTCAAACACCAAATATATCACGCGAGGTTCTAACAGATTCATATAAATGTGTTCCTTTTAATCCAGAAAGAGATGTAAGTGGAGGAGCCCTGTATATTGATAGTCTATCAGGAACACCATTAAGTAATACACTTGCTAAACGACAGCAGGAAATAAATAATTATAATTCTACATACACTGCCACAATTCCATACAATATTCTAAAAAAATATACAAATATTTTTTTAATTATAGTATTTTCCATTTTATTTGTATTTATTATAATATACGGGGTTTTATCATTTACAGTAGGAGCAACGCAAGTAGGTAGCGGGGCATCACAATTAAATCTGATTCTTACCGGTATACTAAAAACACCAATATATGTTGTTATTGCCTTTTTCTGTACTTTTGTAGGTCTTTTTATAGGAATAACATTATCTCCTGCTGCAACGCCCTCCCCCGCGCCCGCTGCAGCGCCGGCTGCTCCCCCGCCTGCAACTCCCCCACCTGCAACTCCTCCACCTGCAACTCCTCCCCCTGCAACTCCTCCACCTGCAACTCCTCCACCTGCAACTCCCCCACCTGCAACTCCTCCTCCCCCGCCAACTGCCTCAGGTTCACGCTAAGCCGTCGCGAACATACTTTTCAGCCATGCTATCCGCCGAACCAGAAAGTGTCTCTGGTGGCACCTTTTCATTTATTGTCTCATCAACTGGATCAAACTTATTTGATCCACTATCATCCTTTGGATTGAATGATGACTCGTCTTCCGATGGTTTATCATGTTCTGGGTGTACTTCCCCATCTACAAGATCATCTGCGGGTAGATAATCAACCGATGAATGTGTAGATTTGCGTTTACCACTTCCATCATCGCCAGATGCACCTTTTTCAATATGAGAGAGTATACGCTTACGATTTTCTAAAAAAAGTACTCCAGACGCTAGAAAAAAAGCAAGACCATCGATAATATTATACATAACTATAACAATAGACAGTGCAAGAAGTGCAAAGACTCCAATTGGATTTCCAACAAGAAATTTAATAACAGGTGTTGGGATCCATGGAGTAGCTAAAAATACCGCCAACGATCCAAGAATTATCGGTGAAACACTAAACTTCATATCTATTCAGATCTCGAGTTTAAAAATTTGATAAGTATTCTTGTGGAAAAAAATGTATGGAAATTATACTAACACACAAAGGTTATTCTATACCTAAGAGTCGACTTAATGAGAATGAAACAAAGAAAATGATCTCTGATTTAACAGTGTGCCCTACAGTTAACTCAAAATTTATTACCCCACAGCAAAAAGCTCAGCTTACATATAAAGTATATCGGGAATCTCCTACAAGATGGTATTTACCTCGCGCATACGGTGTAAAAACCTTCGGAGCTGTCGAGGCAGATGTTGTATCTGACGGACTTTCTTTATCTGCATCCGCTGCTGATTTTAAGGGTAATCCATATCCTTATCAAACAGATATTATAAATTCTTTTATGAATGCCGGGGCAAACGGTCTGATTTGTGTACCATGTGGAAAAGGTAAGACATTTATGGCTATTAAGATTGCATCAGAGGTTGGGCGGCGTTTCCTCGTGATCGTTGATAAAGAATTTCTAATGAATCAGTGGAAAGGGGAACTTGAGGTTCTTTTGCCAGGACTACGTATTGGAATTCTACAGGGTCCAAAAGCTGAAGTAGATCCTGAAAAATATGATTGTACTATTTGTATGATTCAAACTCTTTGTGGGCGCGATTTTGATGAATCAAGCTTTAAGAACTATGGATTTGCGATCTTTGATGAATGTCATCATCTAGGGGCCCAACATTTCTCAAAAACACTACAGAAAGTACAGGTAAAACATATGCTTGGTCTATCAGCCACACCAAAACGTGATGATGGACTTACTAAGGTATTCTTCTGGTTTCTTGGAGAGCCCGTCTATTGGGAAAAAACGCGTGAACCGGACCCAACAGTAATTGTAAAGTCTGTAATGATTAAATCAGATGATGAAGTGTATAATACTATTCCTACAGATTGGAGAGGCGAAACTGTTATGGCTCGCCTCTTAGGGAATGTTCTAGGTTGCCACGAGCGCACTGTAGAAATTGTGCGTTGGATTAGACTATTATGCGCCGAGTCTGATCGTAAAGTTCTGGTTCTTTCAGAAAGAATTAGCCATCTGGAAGAAATAGAGAGATTACTTGAAGGAAAGTTTGAACTTTCATATTATGTTGGCGGTATGAAAGAGGCAGTACGTGAGGAGGGAGCACGAACGGCCCGTGTCCTATTAGCATCATATGCAATGGCCTCTGAAGCTATGAATATTAAGTCACTTAATACAGTAATTCTAGCGAGTCCCAGAAAAAATGTCGAACAGAGTACGGGGCGTATTCTAAGAACACGCATGTCAGAGCGCACTGTTGTTCCAGTAATCGTTGATATTGTTGATAGTCATCATATGTATAGATCCCAGTGGAAAAAACGTCAGACGTATTATAAACAGTGTACTTATACAATGGAAACTTGGCAGTATGGTGCAGACACCCCAGATATTACGCAAAAACAAAAACAAAGAGTTGAGGAACCTGGATGCCTTATCGATGATTAATACGATATACCGGTAGTTGCTCCTCCTATTTTATCTATCATATAAGAGTAATCCCATAAGTTTCCGTATGATGCATCAGAACCACTTTCAGTAACATGATACACCTTATATCGCTCTCCTAGACGACAGAATTTTTGTGTCGCATTTAAGTTCATATATTCTTCTAAAATTGGTAGTCTAATTACATTAGATGCTCCTTTTACACTATATGGTCCCTTATACGATATTACAGTGTCTGTAACAAGAGTTTTTCTTCCACCTGTAGCATCATATAATACACCATTACGTGTTGAATTTGCCATTTCATCCCAGTACCATTGATTACTATATACAGGAATTTTTAAGGTAGTACCTGAATTCTGACCTACCATTACAATACATGTTGCTGGTATTTTATTAGATGAGGTACGCCCATATGTATTTAAAGTTTTTATCACATCTGTAATTCCATTAGCTCCAGATGCTGTTTTTGCTGAAAATTCTATATATGGAGCACCATTTATTATTGCAGTACTACTGCCAAATCCATTTGCATATAAATAATAATAATATTTTGCCTTATTTAAGTAATTTACGTAAGCAGTGTCATAAAAGAGAGTAAAGTCTAGAGAATTTAGTTGAGCAGTTAGAATATCTGAACCAGTTGCTCCTATACGATACCCGTTCCATCCATAAGTTGATAGAAGAGTATCAGCCCAATAAGGACATACATATTTAACATTTGTATTGTATCCATTCAAGTATGTCATCTGTTTTGTTTGCCAGCGCCACCATGTTGATAAATTATAGTCGGTAACTGTATTACCTGCATCTATAAAGTATTTATTTGTGTCATATGGGCCTGCATTTGGTAAACCTTTTCCGCCATATAGACCACCATATCCATCTAAATAACTCAATCCAAATCGCCCATAATCAGCACCCATTGCAGAAGCTCCTGAAAATGTATAAGTACCAATCTCTTGAAACGTGTATTCTTTTGTAGTTGTTTTTAGTTTACTTGGAGTTCTGACTGAAGTCATACTAGTGTCAACGCCTGTTTCTGTCATAATTAAATCAGTTGTATTTGGATCAAGAGTATAAGGATAGGGTGTGGTGACCTGTGGGGTCGCCCATGATCTACCACCCAAATAGCTTTGTCTTTGCTCTTGTGTTAAAGCTGTGTATACTGGTGAACGTCTTGTTGGTAATGCTGGAACAGTATATCCTGTAAAATCTAAACTCTGGCAGTATGTTGCTCCAGTATTATTTACTAAATATGAAATCATTGGTAAATCTGTATAGTAGTCTAGTGCCGTGGATGAATCATAAACAATTTGATAATAATTTGTATTTAAGTATTGTGATGGTACTAGTGTATTAATAGGTCCTATAACTATTGGATCTGTTGTAACACGTATGGATTCTTCTGGAGCATTATATACATCTAGGTCACGACCTAGTGGATTTGTATCCCATAAATAAGCTTTGTTTGTAGTAACTGCATAAGTTCCACTCGATCCTGGTATTGTTAATTTTGAATCTGAAAATGTAAAAGTAAAAGTATTAATTAATTTATTACCCACATATTTTAAAAAGTTTGATGCAACATTTGTAATTGTTCTAGGTGTCCCATTTGATTTAAAAAACATATTTTGTAAGAGTGTTGGTTGAACCGACCAATCTGGTATAGAATTTAAAATATTATTAGTTGTGGCCCAACGACGTGTTAGCATTGATTTAGTGAATTCACTTTGTAAAGTAGCTCCGCTATCTGATTTAAGTCTATTTATCATTAATGTCTCATTTTCAATACACTTTTCTTGTACTGTATCATTTGTGTATCCATCATTACATACAAAACATTTATTTGCACCATTATACGTTGAGCCAGGTGGACATGTATAACACTTTGCATTTGTATATCTTCTATCATTAGTTAATGCATTACTAGTTGGATTATCTGCTAAATATGAACCTTGATCTGACATTCTGTTAGGACAATACTGTGATGTATTTCCAAAGGGTGGAGCGTATAGTGAAGATGCTATATTTGATGCAACGTATTGTGATACATTATTACTACAGCATTCATCTGTAAATACTTTTCTACCCGTTTCTATCATATACGCATTTTGTAAAATAACAGTAACACCAGATAAACTAGTATTAAAGCCTCCACTCAGCTCATTAATACCTGCACTAAGTGTTTTTGGGTATGAATAACCAATTACATTTGTTATATAGTATTCTTCACCTAAATCAATTGTAACAGACTGAATAACGACTATAAAATTATTTGTACTTGCAGATAATGTTCCATTAATTATTTTTTCAGATGTACTACTGTTTACTGATTTACCTCTTGCTACATTTAATCCCAGACAATCTATCACAGCTATTTGACAAAGATAAAATGGTGTTGATTTTTGTAAAACAACATATCTGGCCTTTATACCGTAATTTTGCACTATAACTGGAGCGATTGTTGATGAAGTTGCTGTGGTTGTCGTTGTAGTTATGGGTCTGGTAGTTGTTATAGGTCTGGTAGTTGTTATAGGTCTGGTAGTTGTTATAGGTATGGTATAAATAAACTTCTGATAATTACTTGTTATTGTATCATATTTTTGCATATAACGATAGGAATCTAAAAGATACATTCTCATTGACATTATTGATACTGATAAACTACCATAGTATATAATGCTATGTATATCATATGTATCTCCTAAGTCAACCTCCCACCATTCATTTGTAGTTCCAGTACTTGTATAAGTATTATCAAAGGTTCCATTCACTGCACCATATGAGTCTGAGATTCTATATGTACTACGATTAGAATTACGTGTAGCCTTACCTACAGCTACATTTATTCCACGAGCATCTATTACAACAAGTTGCCGTATTATAATTGATTCTCCAGCACCTGTTGGAGCACCTGCTGATCCATTATTGAAATTCTTGTTTTCAATTCGAATATAGCGAACAGGCATACCAGATCGTGTTGTTGGGGCTGTTGGCATTATTCTAAGAGCTGGAGGTACAGTGGGAACAGTTACAATTCCTGAAGATACTATATTAATAAAATCACGACGAACCTCTTCACGATAATTATTATAAAATGTGACAGGTATATTTGTGGTTGAACCCGTTCCGCTCATTCCATAAATATTAACTGTTGAAATTGAGTAGTTACCTCCAAGATCAACTTCCCACCAGTCTCCAGGAATTGTACTAGTAACATGACAATTTTCAACTGCATTAAATGTTAAACTATTACTAATTGGTAAATACACATTCGCTGATGTAGAACTTGAGGAGCGTGTAGGTTTTCCAGCAGCGATATTTATTCCAAAAATATCTTGCACCACAACCTGTGAAAATATCACAGTCGGTTCATTTGAACTAGGTGCTGTATTTAATAGTAATAGGCCAGGATTTTGGATTCGTACATAGCGTGCTCGAATTGTTCTTGTTAAATATGGATCAGTTAGAGCCGTCTTAGCGTATCTCAGAGGTGTAAAAGGTCCACCCGTCATAAAACGAAAATCTGCTATTTCTGAAGCAGATCCCCCTGTAAGAGTGTACGAACCTAGTTGGACCTGTAAAGAATTATAAATAATAATTGATGAACCAGTTGCATAATTCTGATTTGAAGCGGAATTCCAGAATTTTACAAGAATAATTTCATACTCATCTCCAAGATCGATTTGAACATACTCTGTTGAACTCGAAGAAGAACTTACATAAGGTAACGTTTTTACATTATCTGTGCCTGTTGTTATTGAACTTGGAGAACCTGATAGAGAGATTACACTTTTATTGTAAGCTACATTTATACCATTCTTATCAATAACAATAAGTTCTGAAATTTGTATTGGATGGGTTCCTAAATTTTTATATTTAATATAGCGAATATTTTGTGTTCCCAGTTGAGGATTTACACTATATGTATAAGTTATAGGATATTGATTTTCAGTAGATACTATATTTGCTGTATCTAGAGGGGGTGTGGATGTATAGGTTGTAACTTGAGTTCCATCACTTTTGTACATCTGTATAGTAAAATCAGTATTATCCTGCAGAGTAGTTTTATATATATTTATATCTGATACATTATAATCTATTCCTAAATCAATTTGAATATATGGATTTGTGGCTGTGGCTATGATAGTAACACCAAGTAGATTCCTAAATGAGCCATCAGTTAATCTATTCATTTCAAAATGTGCTGGCTGTGTTATTGATGATACTGGATAAATAGTTGGTACTATACCATATGCAATATTTGAGCCATCCTCTGCAGATCTTACATATATTTGTGAAAGAGAAACGCTTGGAGTAGCAAAAATACGTATGTAGCGAATTGATTCCTTAACATATGTTAGTGTAGGTGCAGCAGTTGTTGTTTGTAATTTATAGCGTTGTGAAATATTAACAAATTTTAATGCAGATGATTGTAATGCACTATAGCTTCTAAAATCTAGTGATACATAATGCATTGAAGGAATATTTGGAATGCTTTGTAATTTGCGTGTTTGAATTACTGTCTCTGTTGAATCTAAAAGCTCAATTAAGAGTCCGTTATTATTTGTTTTATTATCAAGTCCTAAATATAAAAAGATAAAAACAACATCTGTATCTGACCCTAAATTAACCATCACATATTCATTTGCACTTGTATCTGATTTGTATGTTAAACTTTTTGGCTTGTAGAATCCATCTATTATATTAGGACCAGTTTCTGCATTTGAGTATGCTGTAACAGTTGCTCCAAGAGCAACATTTATGTATGATGCATTTATTACAATAATTTGACTTAGTTCAATTGTTCTACAAATACCACGAATTTTTACGTATCTTACATTTGGAACACCGTAAAATATATTTCTATAAGTAACTGGTAAATTTGCAGGTATAGTGCATTGATTTGTAGCATATATTGATCTAAATATGATATATTCTCCTGTAGGTGATGTTACATATGTGGAGATAAATCGTTGATTTACTATATTTTTTTGTGAATCTAATAACATACATCTCATTCCTATTGCATCAGATGATTGTGATAGAATATTAATAAAACTGATTATTATATCTGCACCGAAATCTATTAACACGTACTCGTTTAGACCTGTTGTAGCTGAAATATATGGTGTAGTATTACCATTTTGAAAAATGCCCTGTAGTGATGCTAGATTTGTTAATGCATTTGTAGTTACTGGATTTATAGAAGTTCCAACGGAATTATAAACGGTAAGTTTTAAAATATTTATGTATTTTCCTAGACCTGGTCCTTCAAATTGTAAATAGCGTGCTAACATACCGCATGAATCTGAATTTGTAAATGGAATAAGAGTTAACTGCGGTATCCCTATTTGAGTAATTAAAAGACGGTTATTATTATCCATTGCCAATTGGGCCGGTTGAGTTATATTTATTTCAAGTGGAGATTGCCCTGAACCATTTATATTTAATTCAGTTGTTACATTCGATACAGTTGTTAATCTTCCTGAACCTACAACTGTCTGAATATTACCTGCAGTGATTTTACGAATAATATTATTTCCACTATCTGATATGTAAATTGTATTTGTTGTATCTATTACAATACCTTTTGGACTTGATAGAGATGCTGATGTAGCTAATGTTGAATTTGGACTATATCCTGCAAACCCATTACCTGCAACTACTGCAATTAAACCAGTGGATGATAATTTTAAAACTTGATGTGTTCCAGTATTTACAAAATGGAGTTCATTTGAGCTGTTTAGTGCCATTTGGCCTGGTTGAGATAACATAATATTTAAAGGCATTATTGCATTTGCTGGAGCAGATAATCCGCCTCCAATATATGTATTTATAATTCCCAGGGAATTTATTATATAGATTTGTCCCGAATTTGCTGAGATGTAAATATTTTCGTAAGCATCCAGAAGTACAGCGGTTGGTCCTGTTATAGATACAGATGTTGCAATTACTGAATTTAAGACTGCCGAGCCTGCGGTTCCATTTCCAGCTACTAGATCTATGTTTGTATTATTTACTATTTTTGTTACACGATTGTTTCCAGTTTCGCATATGTATAAAATCCCATCATTACTCATTGCAATTCCAGTAGGTTGATTGAGTGTAGCAAGAGTGGCAAGTCCACCAAGTTCAGATGAACCAGCAGAACCGGTTCCAGCATAAATTGTCGCGTATCCTGATGTGGTTAGTTTCCAAATATAATGATTTACATAATCTGAAATATACATTGATCCATCTGGTCCAAAACATGTACCACGAATCTCACCATACTTTGCAAGAGGTAGAAGCAAATTATTTCTAGGTTGTGTCGATGATATATTAGCACCTGTTAGTATATAGGCGATATTGTTTCTTAAAAAGGTGTAGGATGGTATTTTATAAATACTCGAGCCTGATGTAGGCTTGGCATCAAGAATGTAAAGTGTGCCATTATTATCAATTGATACATTTAATGGATTATAGAGAGCTGTAGTGTTCGCATATGTTCCATTTACAGGTATTGATCGTATATTTATTGTTCCAGCGATAATTGTACCTACTGAACCCGTTGTATCTGATGCATTTTTATAATAAACAACCTTTAGAGAACTTGATGAATAATAAAGATTATTATTAAAATATGTAATTCCAGAACACATACCAAGTCCAGATGTAAAAACTAGAGGTTCACTGAATATAATAGATGAATTAGAATAGGTAACAGTATACTGTTTTATATTATTTCCAAATGATATGTATACATTTCCATAGATATCTGTTGTTATTGCGTATGGTGTTGAAGGAAGTGGTATTACTACATTACATGGGATATTTGCATTTTGGATTGTAGTAGTTGGTATTACTAGATTGCACGTTTGTTTTATACGATGTACTGTAAGTTGTGTAAGAGACGGCTGTATTACAAAAAAATATCCTGCATTGTAAATAGCATTTTGTTGTGGATCAGTAATTGTTATAGAAGTTGTTAATGCTGGATTATTAATAGGAACCGATATTACAGAATTTGTACCATTATTTGATATATACACAACCGAATTATTATATATAGAAATACCTTTTGGATTTGATAGATTACTAACAAATACCGTCGTATTTCCATTTGTATCAATTTTTAATATATTATTTCTTGAATTATTACATACATATATATTTCCTATTAAATCAACACAAATACTTGTTGATGAAAAACTATTTAAAAATGCATTTGGTTCTTCTGGAATTGTATTTGATATTTCTATACATGTGGTTGTAGGTGTACTTAATCTATTTATGGTTGTAGTTATCTCTGTATTATCTGTACCTGTGGTTGTGGGTATGGTTGTTGTTGTGGTTGTCGTTGTGGGTATGGTTGTTGTTGTGGGTCTATTTGTGGTTGTGGGTCTATTTGTGGTTGTGGGTGTAATACTTATATTTACAGATGTATTAAATGTATTTTCTGTAAAATTAGCAATAAATAATAATGATGCATATGGTATCATTCCTTCAATATTCTTATTATATTTATCGTATGTTGGCGGAAGGACATATCGTATTCTCTTATTAGAAGAATCAATAAAATAGAATGAAGTATCTGGAAGAACCTGAATTAAAGATGGATTATTTAGCATGGCATATTGAGAATATATATCATTTGAATAAAATCCACCAGATGTAGCATTAACACCAACAATTACTGAGACAGATAATGTTAAATAAAGTGGATCTTTAATAATTTTAAAGATTTGATGAGTATTATACGAGGTTACATATAAAGCATCGCTAGAATCTATTGTTATTCCATAGGGTTTATTTAAAGAAACAGAAAGTACTGGTACCGTCTGTAGAAGAGTATTAATTGGTATTGATCCATTTCCACATAGTAAGGTCATTCGCATTTCATTATTTACAGTATATATAATGTTTGCATCAGAATCACAAAATATTAAATTATTATTGCTATCAAAAACAAAACCAGCTGGATTCGATAATTTTATAGCAGTTGATTCAACGTTTGCAGTATATATAGTTGTTTCATTTTCTCCGCCAGTACCCACAATTGTTTTTACCTTATTTAGTGCATTAATATAACGAATACAATAATTACCAGAGTCTGATACATAAAATAAACCATTATTATTAAATCCAATAAAGGTTGGATTTAAGAGAGTTGTTTCTAAAGGTGGTAATCCATCTCCGTATCCCCACCCAGTGTTTGGATATGATCCAAGAAAACTTGTAAACGCACCTGTTTCTATATTATAAGTGTATACCATAGAATAATCGTAATCACACATGTATAAAAGATTATTATTAACAGTCATACAGGTTATATTGCCAAAAACTGGAGTGACCCCCCAGTCAAAACGTCCAATTCCATAATAATCTTGAACGGCTCCTGCATCACCATAAAACTCATCTGTCACTCGAGAAAAACATCCACCGAAACCTCTCCCAATTAAACGTGTAGTATTTCTAGTTTCAATACTATAAACGTAGAGAAAATAATTATATGTAAAATATATATTCTTATTATAATAAACAAATGATGTAATAGGATTAGAGCCATCTGGACTGCTATAAGTATTTTGTATTGAAGATGGCTCTGTAAGTATTGTATAAGTATTATCTGTGTTAATATTTGTAAGAACTGCTTGTACTATAGGCGTAATATTTGTAAGAACTGATTGTCCTCCAGGCGTAGTATCAGGTTCGGTCAAAGTTGTAGTTATCTCTGTATTATCTGTAGACGTAGTATCAGGTTCGGTCAAAGTTGTAGTTATCTCTGTACCTGTGGTTGTCGTTGTGGGTATAGTTGTCGTTGTGGGTATAGTTGTCGTTGTGGGTATAGTTGTCGTTGTGGGTATAGTTGTCGTTGTGGGTATACTTGTCGTTGCGGGTATGGTTGTCGTTGTAGTTATCTCTGTATTATCTGTACCTGTGGTTGTTGTTGTGGGTATGGTTGTTGTTGTGGTTGTCGTTGTGGGTATGGTTGTTGTTGTGGTTGTCGTTGTGGTTGTGGTTGTTGTTGTGGGTATGGTTGTTGTTGTAGTTACGGGTCTAGTTGTCGTTGTAGTTACTGGTCTGGTTGTCGTTGTGGGTCTGGTTGTTGTTACGGGTCTGATTGTCGTTGTGTCTATAATACCTGTATCAATATTTGTAAGAACGGTAATATCAGACCCAGTCAAAGTTGTAGTTTGGTAGTATGATGGGGAATTATATGTGGTTGTTGTTTGGAGAGGTAGAGTGGGGGCGGAATTGAAATCAATGTATCTTATTTTATTATTATTATAATCTGAAATAAAGAGAAACCCTTTTGTTCTAGAATAGTATAAATAGATTGGTTTATTTAGTGTAGCAAGCGTGGCTTGAAATCCGTCACCTGAGTAACCCGCATTACCAGTTCCAGCAACAATATTAACATTTCGTGTCTTATCAACTGAATAAATTATATTTTGCGCAAAATCTGCAATGAAAATTACATTACTTGTTGCTTCATATGCAAGTGAGCTCGGAGATTTTAGAGAGATTGAAATTGGTAAATTAAAACCAATATAGCCACTATTTACTGAAGTTGAAGATGAAATAGTGTAAATAATTTTATCGTATGCTGAAGCTATATAAATAGTTGAGTCATTATCGAGAATTATACTTGAAGGATAATTGTATCGTTGTGTAAGAATTGTGAATGTATTTGTAGCGAGAGTATAAACAAAAATACGCCCACTCATTTTGTATTCGCTACAATATAAAATACCAGAATTATAATAGACTGCATAAGGACTTGTTATTCCTGTTAAAGGGATCGTTGATACAGCTAATGTAGCTATTACAATTTTTTTCACTAGATTATTACCATAATCTGCAACGTATAGATTTACTCCATCACATACTAGTCCAGCAGGAAATTTAAGACTATTATTTATAAGAGTGCCCGTGTTATTATAAATAGTTCCTGAATTTGTATTAATGTAATATATAACCCCATTTGAATCTTCTGCAATACCATTTGGTGTTGTTACAGTGCCAGTTGTTGTTACAGCCCCAGTTGTTGTTACAGTCCTAGATATACTAAATGCATTAATAGGTGGCATGGTAATTTGTGTTATTGACTTAGGAACCCCTACAGGAAATCTAAAATCAATCAATACACCATTTGCACTGTTTTGACTAATAACATACTGTGCTAAAAATACTTCATTTGAACTAAGAAGCTGAATACTTAGTCCTATATTTCTGTAATAGTTCGTGTTTGGAGGCACGTATTTAACACCTACAATTTCATAGGTTGATCCTAGATTAATATCAACATAATTATAGCGTTTAAGACCTGAAACGTATGACTCTGATTCAGGTCTAGATGAATGAAAAAATCCTTCTTTTCCATCTGTAATTCTGGAAACATAGAGGCCTGGTAAAACACTTGTTGCAGTACATGGTTTTCTTAGAGCTACATTTATACCATCTGCAGTATACGCCATAATTTGTGAGATTTGTATGTATTGTTTTGGATTAAAAATGCGAATTATTTGTGTGGGAATTCCATTGTTCGGCCCTCGTGTAAATCTAGGGGAAGATGATAAATCTGTCGCACATACCATATTACTTATTTGATTTGGTAGAGGGGGGATATCTGCTATAGTTTGCCCTGCATTTGCAAAAGCAGAAGCAAATCCAATATCTGATTTTATAGACATTAACATAGATTGCATACTCACACCAATCTTAGTAATTGTAGGGTAATTACTGAATGATGTTATAGCAGGATTATTGTCATTTGTTTCAAGACCATTGTTTAAATTCGACGGTGAAATTTGAACCATAATTTCATCACGATATTTATTTAAAAGGATAAATTGTAAAGTATCAAAGTTATTATTAGGATCTGTTGTAAGATTAATGGCAAAAATATTTACAATTTCCAATTCTTTTGTTAAATTTATTTCTACATATTCACTTGCAGTTGCATTTGATATAAATCCATGATTTACATCACGTTTATAATATGAACCATCTACAATTGTATGTGACATTAGATTATTAGATGTAGAAAAGGTGGGTTTGTAAAGTGCCACATTAAATCCATATGAATTAATTGCAATTATTTGAGATAATTGAATCCGTTTTGAGCCATCTAATTGCTTAATTCTAATATATTGAACGAGTTTTCCACAGTTGGTACTTCCACTTTCTGGTCTACGCTGTATTATTTCTAGACCAGCATTTCGATTTAAATATGATTCTGTTCTATCTCTTCTAAAATCAAGAATATCTACGCCAAATTGTTTAGCAAGTTGAGATACAAGTTGAACTCCAACAATATTTAAATTTGAATCCATTAATTGAACTATAACACCATGCGCCTCTTTATTATAACTTTCACTACAAATATAAATTACAGAGTTTAATTCGTACGCAACTCCAAGATCAATTAATAAAAAGTTTTGTTCTTGTGGCCCTATATTTGAAACAAATGATTCTGATGCTAGTTTACGACGATACTTTTCAAAATAGAGAGCATCCCAGTCTAAATCAGTAAGTTTAGCCTCGTATCTGCCATCAACAGCATAAAATGCTTTTGAACTTACACGACTATCCATCGTAAAAGTATTGGCTTCAAAGGTTACATTATGCCCTTCTGAATCAACTGCAATAATTTGTGAAATGTAAAGGGGTGTTACTGTATCACGGGGTATAATACGAATGTATTGTGTCATAACACCTTTATTAAGAGGGCCATATCGTATTGAGAGTGGTTGGAGCGGAGCATACGCACTAAGAATCGAATTTCTGAAATCTGCATACATAACCTGTGTATTTGTTAATAATTGCGATATTGGTTGATTCGCGACTTGATTTCTATTACAATCGATTAGTTCTATCCTATTTGACACTTTTACTGAATCAAATGACATAGTTACACTTGTAATATCTGCCATATATCCAAATGAAACAATAGTAGTTCCAGAATTATATGAGACATTATTACTATTAAAAAGATTTCGACCTGTTGATTCTACAACTGTAGCATTTGTATCTGTTATTGGTACTATAAATGGTATATTAATAGTATCACACATCGTCCCAAAAAGACCATATTTTACTACACTTGCTTCTGGTATTATTTGTATTGGATATTTAGAATCTTCAGGGCTATATCTGTAATCAAATGATTCAATTTGTTTAGAACCCTTTAGTGAACGTGTCGATAGAGACGTACCAATTTGTCTAAAAAGATCAATGTTTATATTATTTGTGAGATTGGGAACATCACTGCATCCATACACATTTATAGCACATATCTCGTGTTCCCACTGTAGATCTATAATATAACTCTGTATTGTTGCACTTGAGCTTGCTACATAACATGCAGAGTAAGATACTGCAGACTGTCTATTACTTACACCGAGATACGCGTTTGACTGATTTGATGTAGCAGTAACGGGTTTGAAAAGGCCAATATCACGTCCATTTTTATCAATAATTTCTATTTTTGAAAATCCGAATCCTCCAGTTTTTGTCTGCATTAGACGAACATAACGTGTAATCAGACCTGCTTCTCCATAATAGGGGGGCCATATGGGTTCTATCGAACAATTTGAGTCAACATTCAAGCCAATAAATGATACAATTTCCTTACGATTATTTGTAAGAACTGGTGACACTGTAGAAAGAAGTTTATCCTCCGTATATAGGTGTACTTTGAGATCTTGTTGATGATTATTCACATCTGAAGTATTGTAAATATGCACTGCGGTCACATCTACTTCTGCACCAAGATCGATTTCAATGTACGTACTATTATTAGTAACTATGGGACTAATATAACATTCAGAAAGTGGAAGAGCTTGATAAAATGTATTGTTTGTGAGAGTGGCTGGCACAGGTGTTACCTGATCCGCAATAAAACGTACCATTTTATCAATAGCAATATTATTTCTATTAGAGTCAATGACTGCAAGCTGACTAAAAATAAATCTATCAGATGGTGCGATCACGGTTGTTGTAGGTGCAACAGTTGTTGTAGGCGCGCCTGTTGTAGGCGCAATAGTTGTTGTAGGCAGTAGACTTGTTAAAATAATTCTAAGTGAAATTGGTGTATCAGTCTGTGTTCCAATTATATTTGTAATATTATACCAAGATACTGTAAAATATTGATTATTTAATAGTGTAATATCCTGATTTATAACTTGAGGATTATTAACAGTTGTTATTATTGTATTATTTAAAACACCATTTGAATTGTAAATCTTGAAACTAAGACCCCATCCACTATTTAATGATTCCCATGACATATTAAAAGTAACTTTTGCTTCATAGCCTGTATTATTGTTAAACTGCCCGTTTGTACTAAAGTTGCTAAATAATCCTGCTATTGAAGTCTGAAATGTTAATGATGTTGTACTTGAATCCCATAATTTGCCACTTGTTATACTACGAGTTGATGGACTAGAATATACCATTTGAATTATTGCTGTAGATGGAAGGGTTGATGTATTTGATACTGATAAATATATACGAACAAATCGTGCTAAAACACCACAGGTTCCATTACGATATGGAACAATATCAACAGGACAGCTTGACTGTGAATCATCTGTAAAATTAAGTGTTTCTTTTTCTGTATTTAATGAAAGTGTTTGAGTCGCAACTATATTACGCTCTTCATTTGCTATACTAATTTTAATACCCGCACTTGTATATTCATTCATGAATTTTAAATATTGAATGGCAGTAATATCATATGTTTTTCCAAGATCAATTGTGACTATTTTAGAGTTAGGAATTGCTACACCCTCTACCGATGGTGAAACAAACATGTAGCGCGTGTAAAAATGACTATTCATTGATTCGACCATTTTCATAAATGCCTTAGAAGAATAATTTCCATTAGTAATATAATTCAAATCAGTAGTATGCAATCTTTGTAAAAGTATGGGTGTAATAGTGGCTTTTTTGCCAAAAGCCACATTTTTTCCAGTCTTATCAATTACGATAATCTGCATTATTTCAAGATCATTATCCTCCTTAGATATCTGGATAAATCTACCACGAACTCCGCATGAGCGTGTATCTAATGTCGTTGTTGGATTTATATATGTGGTGTCACGTAAAAGAACATCTGGCGAGTTTAATCCATTTAGTGTTTGTATTTGAGAAGTTGGTGATACACATACCTCCAAAGTTGTTGGTATAGTTCCAGATAAAAATAAGCTAGTTCTTACTGGAACATATATATATGATATTGAGAATGGTAAAATAGATGATAGTATATAAGTATTATTATCAGCATCTTGATATGCTACTGGTGAATTTAAATATGTAAGTTGTGCTGGATTTATCACGTTTGCCAAAATGTATTCAAGTTGTGGTTGAAAAATTGTGCTAACATATGTCTTTTTTCCATCGATTAATGAATTTACTGATGTAATTATTGAATCATATAAATTTTCAATAGTACGAAATTGATCTGTGTTTAATACTGTAATTGAGTTAAGTGTGTTTGGTGGAATAATTTTATAGTACGATTGTTGTTCGTAAACACGACGTGTTGATTTATACAGTTGTTTAATTAAATATTCATTTGATATATAACTGTATAATTCAGTAAATAATGGAAAAAATTTATCTATAATATAACGACCTGTACTTATACTTGATATTTCTGTAAGTACTTCCTTGTTAAGTTCTCCCGTAGTTTTAAGTACTAGAATATTATCGTTTGCATATTGTAAGTCTTTTAATGTAACATCAATTGTAAGTTGGGTTGATATAATTGTTAATATACCTGTCATATTATTATAGTCATAGCCATATAGACTACTAAGATTTTCCGAGACCTCTTTACTGTATATATCATACGATGCAGCATTTTGATATAAAAGCTGTAACGGTCCAGCTAGATTTGTTAGTGATCTGAAATTTCCTGAATTTATATTTGCAAGTACATCAGAATAATCATCAATTTGCAGTTTCGCATCTGTAATTTTATCTAAATTATCTTTTATATGTTTCTCAAGACTTGTTTTGCTTTCCTCATATGATTTAATATATGCATTGTATTCTGTATACTGTGAATTTGCGAGATTAAATTGACTTCTTAATGAATTAACTACCTGTGATTGTTTAGAAATTTCCATGGTTAAATCTCCATAATCCGAGTAGTATTTATTAATATCACGATCCATCTGTGCTCGAATAGTAGTATCAGTAAGTCTATCTTTTACACAAATATCGTAGAATTCACGTTCTGATTTTAATTTTACGATAAATTCATCTTCACTCCTTTTATTAGTGTAATAAGTATCCATTGTTGACCTTATTAATTCGTCATAAATATCTGCAATTTCTAAAAATCCTCCACCACTTTGTGGGCCGAAACTATTTACATAACTTATTGCATCATTATATTGTTTTTGCTGAATTGCAAATAGAGTTGATAGAGTTGAAAGTATTGTGTTAAGATTTGTTCCAGGAGAATATCCCAGTGTAGATATTTCATAATTAACATTATCCCCTGAATTTTGTTCCGATATCAATGAAGTTACTATATTTATTAAAGTCTGTGTAGAATTCATTGCCACAAATGTACTTGCTTGGGTATAATTTGCCGCCGCTAATTGCTGTGCTCTTAAATTAGCAACATATACGCCATTGAGTACTGCGGTTTGTCCTTGAGAACATATATACATTCTTACGTATCCAGCCTGTGTTGATGTATAATAGCCAAGTATTGTTGAATTTCCATTAATAGTACTTCTAGTTTTAGACATAAGTATTGTACTATACGCAATTTTCGATAGTATATTATTTATTAGACTTGATAATGTACTTAAATCTGCATTATTTTTTGGAATTGTTGATTGTAGTCTACGTATTAAATCATTTTGATAATCGATCTGTGAAGCTTGAGCTATCTCCTCTATATATAATGAGGGTAGACTCACTTCTGTTATTTGTATATCTGATAGACCTAACATTGTACTTCTTAACATTAAATCCGAAAGAGAAGAATAATATGACATTAGTGACATATGATTTATTGTTGATTCATTATTATACGCTATCAAATTACTAATATACTCGTGTTCGATAGTGCTGTATGTTTTTTCCATACCATTATAGGTACTTAATAGTGTTGATTTTATCATAGTCTTTGTCTGATATGATGCTAAAGTGCTTGTTTCTATGTATTGAAGCCCTGGTAATGATTGCGTATCAGTAATAATATTTAATTTTATATCACTAATATTGTTTTTAGTAATACTTAAGTGTTCGATATCATATGTATTTTGACTTACAATATCATTGATGTTAAATCCACTTGTACTAATATAGGTTTCAATGTTAGTTAAGTTTGATGCCTGAAACAAGTACAGATTTGAAAGTTTTTTAGTAATTAGAGACTGTACTGTTGAAATATTTGCTTCTTCATTTGTTGAACCAGGGATAACATCTGCAGATACTGAGTTTATATTAGATGGATCAATATAAGATTTTATTTCATCTAAACTGTATGCTCCACCTTTTATTTTAGATGGATTAAACATAACACTCTATATACCTACTGGAAAAAAGTATTAATGTTTAGACCTGTGCTAAACTGTAGCCAAGTACTTGGCGGTAGGTAAAGTCGCTCCAATAGGTTCACAAGGTGGCCCTATTGGAAATACTTAAGTTTAATACTAATGTGTTGTGCGCCCCCAGGACCGAGAGCACCCCCCAGGACCGAGAGCACCCCAGATATTTAATAGAAAAGTGATTGGTTTGTGCCTGTTTTCATTGTAGATAATACATCATCCATACCCATTATTGTACTCGGTCTTCTGCTTGTAAGAACTAGTGGGTACGTATTTTGATTTAATCCATAATTGAGCTGTGGTAAAATTTCATATTCTGTCATATCTGTATTAAAGGGGCCTACATTAGTATCAAGCGGATCAGGAACAGTATAAGAGAATATGTTTAATCCCTGAAGAAGTGTTAATTGAGGATTTATAATTTCATAAATAGCAATCATTTTCTGATTTCTCTGTAAAATTTTAGAGTTAATTGCCATAACCCGTGCATTTAGATTCGAAAGCTGAAAAATATAATCTGTCTGTACTACACTATACTGTGTTGGATCTTGCAATACTTGCATTTCATATTTACTAAGTTTTGTTCGGGTAGTTACAAACCCTGCCTTCTCTTGTCGCTCTGTTTCAATAACACTAATAATTGATGTGAACTCTGCATCTAGATCATTTAATGAATCAATAATTGTTTGAATACTACCTTGCAATGATATGTATCCCTGTTTTTGAACCATAAGTTCACCTTGTCTATCTGGTGTAATATTTCCCGTTAAAGAAAACGTAACTGAATCAATCATAGTATACAGATTTAGTTTTCTAATTAGAAGTTCTGATGCAATGTATCCAATGAATGAATTCCATTCAAGTACTCCATATTTATAGGCATCTAACTCATTGTTAAGATCTGTCGATACATTTGTATAATATATTGTTGCATTTGATCCTAATACACTGAACTGACTTCCTACCGCAACACCAAGCTCTCCAACTTCAGCATCTAATCCATTTATTGTACTTGTTAGATATCCTTTTGTAGTACTGTATCCTCTAATACTACTCTGTACCACACCCTCGAGTGTTGAATAAGCAGCATACTCCTGTGTGTATATTCCAGCACTTATACTATACATTGAACTCTGTGTGCTTAAGAGATACAGGGTAAATAGACTACTTCTTAAATAACCATCCAATATACTTTCAGTATTCAAATATGACGCTATTTGATCATTTACTCCGTTAAACGTAGATAGCTCATGTAAATATATTGTCGACAGTCCCGCCAATGTTGATAGATAATTATGTTCTGAAATATCTGCAAGTCCAATTCGTGTTGAAAGTCCACTCATTGTACTTATCACATTTCTCTCGTTTTGTTCGGCTAAATAATATACATTTAGAGCCGATAAAATATCATTATCTGCTTGATCTAATATAGCCTTGAGTGTTGCTAAATCTATGACTGATTGATTTGCCTCAAGACTTTCCCGCACGTGTGCTGTACTAAACATAACAGTTGAGAGACTTGATAGCATAACTAGAAGCGTATTATACGTCAGTTCTTCACCTGGGGGAGGTACTTGATGCGAAAAATACTCTATATCATTCATATTTCCAAAAGAAGATATAGCAGTTTGATGCAAACCATAGCTTTCTAATAGCTTCTTAATTTGATCTTCAACATTATTGTAATCAATAATACTACTTAACTCCGCAGAAAGTGCATTACGATAATCATATGTTGCCTGTGCCGATGAAACAGTCATATTTGCTAGATAAAGTGCAGTGCTTGTAGATAGATAATTTGAAAGCTGGGTAGAATGTAATGACATCAAACTGCATAAATGTTTATTAGTACTCCCAAAAAGATAGTGTGATACAGATAAATTCTGCGTACTGAAATTAATATAGTCATTTAGTAATGTTCCATACAGAGTACTTGTTGAGAAATATTCACTTGTAGCCGTAGACAGAATTGACGAATTCAAATTAAGTGCTTCAAGGGTTGATTTTAGATTTACCTCAAATGTACTATAGTTGTACTGGTATTCTAAATAAATTCTCATTTTTCCCTGATACGTTGAATTCTCATTTGCAATCACTATGTTATTTGCTTGAATACTGTACCAGATTGAACTGTATTCTGTCTGGTAGCCTTCAACTGTACTTTCATATATACTTGACAAGCTACTAAGCCCCATTAATTCTGATATTTTTCGACTAAGAAGTTCTTCATCATAATTGAGTGTTGATTGAGCTAAATCGTATGCAGTTTGAACGCTAATATATTCATAACTTGCTTTATCATATTCTGCCTTATATCCGTGGGGGATTGCGTTAATTTGCCCCTCAATTTCAGCTATTTTTGTTTGATTATCTATAATATTAGCGTTTTCAGTTGCAATCTGGGCTGTTACTGCAGCAATAAGAGCTGAAATTTTTTCAATACTAAAACTAGCGATTTCATCAAATGATGAAATGTTTGCCATATATCCGAGTGTTGAAAGTGTTGATGGCGAAATATCAGGTGTTTGCAGACTTTCTGGATTATCTATTGTAGAAACATAGGCTCCTCCACTTTGATTATCAACTTGATTTTTTTTACTAGGGCTATACATTCTTCTAAATAACTAGAGTATTTCTTTAGACTTTATTGTATTTGCCTATAACACGCTAAGTTGGCATCAATGTTTCAAGCGTCTTCTGTATATTTTTTTGTTCGATCAGCTCGCTTCTCATTTTAAAGTAGGTAATATTATCATAATATGTAGAATTATTCTTAGTAATATCGAGTACTCGTTGTTCTATATTATTAATTTCTTCTATAATTCGCTCATTTTTGGGGTCTGGATTCTGAATTAAAAGTGTTTCCAGCGCAGTCCTTTTTGCCGTTATTTTAAGCCATTCTTCCTGCAGTTTTTGTTTCATTTCCAAGAGTGTTTTACGAAGTGAACTCCGTAAATCAGATCGAATATTTTCATATGCCTTTAATATTGGGGCTAATTCGGATTCGAACGTAAGTAATTCTTTAGTCGTCTTATCAACTTTCAATGTAAGATTGTCTAGAACGCTACGAATACCATTTAAATCCATCTGTTTCAATATTGAAACTGTTGATAAATCATCATTATTTTGTGATCCAACAAATAAAAGCCTGTATTTATCTTTTAATATATTTACTGGTGTAATAAGCTCTGCCGATATTCTTGCGCTTATTTCAGCAGTTGTATCAATTTCTTGCCAGTCACGCTGGACCGACGGATTTTTTAGTTCATTAAAAACAATTAAATCAATACTTAGACCCTTTATTGCAGGATCACCTGTATTTATAATAGGCTCTTGAGAAATATAATCATTGTTCTCGGGTAGTCCAAGCCATAAATTAATGGTTTTCTTATATTTTTTATAGAAGTCGGATTGAGTTGCCAGTTCACGAAATCTTTTTACAGATTCTGTTCGTTTTATAGTTTCACGAACTTCGAAAATTCTCGGAATATCAGTTTGTTCTATTTCACGAATTTTCAATATGTAATTATTCAACTCTTTTATCTGGCTCCTTTTATCTGTAATCCATTTTGGATATTCGGTACTGTATCCTGGCCGGCTTTTGAGAGCCTCTTCTAATTTTCCTAACCGCTGAATAAATTCCACCTTATACTTAATCATTAATTTTAAAAGACGATCGAACTCTGGAGCCCCTGTTATTTTAAGATTTTGCGCGTCAGCTTGAAATGTAGATTTCACTGATACAATTAGTTGTTCGATTTCAACCGTATCTTTTAATCTGAAATTCGCAACAGTTGTTTCAATTCCTTCAACCTCATTTACTAGACCCATCATAAATTCAATGGAATCCGATATGCTTTTAAAGGTATTCATAACTGATACTACAATTTCCTTCATTTTGAGATCGAGCATGTCTATTGCAATCTTAAGTGTAGGCGTTAACATTTGCGAATCTAAACTGGCCTGTATAGGTTCTATACTTTTTTGCTCGGCAGTATATTTATCAAGGTCGGCTTGAATCTGCTTATTTGCAGTAGTAAGTATAGATAATGTTCCTTCAGACGCTCCTTCTCCCAGTTTCTGAATACGATCATACGTTGTTTTAATTGTATGTTGACATTCAATAATATAATTTTTATTTGCAGTGTATCTGTTTAAAATGATTTTGGCCGATTTTTTCATCTCAATCTGTAGCCGTGAATCTTGAACTGAAATGTATGGATAAGGTACAGCATTAAAAGAGGAATCGTGAATTTCAGATAAATCTTTTGATAAATATGCAGTGCCTATAGTATTATTAGCATTAACATATTTTAATTCATGCGGGGGAACTAAAGACCACCCCTGGGCTTCGATCATATTATTTTTTGGAGATATAATAGGATATTTTGAACGACCAATAAAGACGAATGTTTTCTTATTATCGTGTGTATATGGTTGCACGAATTTTGATCTATACACTGTGTTAAAATTTAAAAAGGGTTCAAGTACACCCATTTGTTCTATTTCAATAGTGCCTGCAATTTTAACATTAATATCACCGAATGCTCCGCGAATTACTGTGCGATTATCAATTATCATAATAGGTGTTCTTGCGAATTTACAAAAACCATATTCATTAATTCCTGGTAGACCTTTAAAATTACACAGCACAGGAAGATTTGTAACAATATCTTTAATTACCCATATTTGCGGTTCACCTGTTTTAACGTTCATTTTTGAACCTTTATGCTTCAAATCAGATAAACGAACCTGTTTAACTGAACGAACCATATACGGATTTGCTAAATATACATCATCAATATCATACGTAAACCCTTTAGAGTCAACAACTGCCTTTATAAAATAGCCATCATAGTCTAGAATCGGTTCCAGATTCTTTTTAACATATATAGATGTATTGAGTTCAGTTACAAATGCGCTATATGATGAACGGGGCGAATTTAAGAGTGTATCATATGGTAAATAGTCTTCTCTCCAAGGTACTCTACCATAATATGTGTTACCGTATGATTCGTTTAATCCACTATATATATACAACATGCTTTCTCCAAATCCAATCATATCAATTAAATCATTTGGAAATCCTGGAATTTGAACTTGAATTGGCAGGGGCCCCACATTTTGAATTAGAAAATAGGATCCATCAGGAATTGCATATTTTGGTAATTGAATTGGATATTGAATATATTCAACAATAAATTGGTGGATACCGTTAATTTGATCTCGTGCAATTTCGAATAAATTATCGCCCTTGTGAAACCAATAATTGGGGCGACGTGGTTTTGAAATTGAATCTATAATTGACAAATTCGGCAATTCATCCAAAATTTTATATTCTTGGCGTAATTCATTTCCAAGAAGATCCTTATATGGATGATAAATTAAAAACATCTTATCCTCTTCACTCGACTTTAAATTCATGTACTTTGGAAAAATGTACGAATTATCAATTTCTCCATCTACATTTATTGTATTGTGTAGATTACCTTCAACATCTGTTACAATATATTCAATTCCAGTAATATTAAAATCGGATGAATTTGTACGACGCATGTAGACCACCTGACACTCTTGACGCAAGTTTTCCTGAGTTGGAATAACCGGTAAATCGTTTATAATTGACGCAGTTCGAGATCGTTTTGAGTCCTCTAGGGCAGTTGTAATTATTTTAATGGAGGCAGTAATTGGCTCCAAAATTGCAGTAAACGTCTCAGTATATTTAAGAATTTCATTGTAGCGTTGTTTAAAATGGGGGAGAAATGTTTTAATTGTAATTGGTTGTATAATTTTATTTTTAATATCCTTCATAATTGCGGAACACTCCCTATACAAGACTGGTGCTATACTATGAATGTATGCAATATCACCATCGTACACTTGATTCCGTATTTTTTGGTATTGAGATTGAATTATGTTTAAATAGGGATCGCGATATTCAATAGAATAAACGGAATTACCTCTTTTAACTACCTCATTTTCAGATATGTCAATTGTTGAAACGTACTTTAACCAATCTCTTGAATTAATTTGAGTCTCAATTGTTTTAAATGAATAAATAAGTGTACCCCATGCAGACTCTATTTTTTTGTGATTGTATTCAATTGCATCCCAATAGATTGAAACACGATCTTCAAAATCCTTATATATAGGGCCGTACATCATATCTCCATTTTGTTTAATTAAATCGGATCTCTGTCTTAACTTTTCGTAGAATTCGTGCGCCTGAATTTCCCGCTCTGTTTCCTCTAAAAGCTCTTCAGTCTGCGCTGCTGCAAAAGCATGCTCTTGTTCTAGTTTTTCCTGTTCGGTTGCAAGAGCTGTAATATCTGGCGTATTTATTTCAGTATAGTGTTTAATATCCACTATTAAATTTCGAAATTCTGTAAATTTATGTTCGATGTACTCTGGAGTGAAAGGAACCGTTAATACATGCAAGGTATCTGCCGACTTATAAATTGAATCGAGTGTTGTTGAACCGTTCTTCTTGCTTAGTAAGGCGCCTTTTGAAAACATTTGTTTAATATCAGTCATATCGTCTATTGCATCTGTAATTCTACCCTTTAGAGCTAACTTATTACCGCATAAATCAGTAGGTATATTATCAATATCATGAGTCATTTCATTTATTGAATCATTAATTAACTGTATGTTTGATATTATTGGTGTTAGAGATGCTAAATATGACATATCAGGTAAATATGAATGGTGTAGTGGGAGCTTGTATTGATTATTATTTACATAGGCTAAATACCCTTCAACTTGTTGTTTCTCAGTTGCATTTAGTTGTCTAGAATACACTATAATTTCTGAAAATGTTGGGGTATTATCATTTAAATATGTTTGTGGACTAATAACTAATTGATTAAAACTGGGAATATAATCAAAAACAATATTTTCAGATGTCGACCACATTGAATAATTATTAGCAAGTTCAATTCGATTTTTTGTAACTAGTTTAAATGGTTTTGGGACTGAGCCATCTGTAGTATTAGAACTTAGAGAAATTATGTCTGTTCCACTAGGATCCGCTATAAATGTAGGAAATGATTTTGAATCGACACTATCCAATTCAAATCTCACAAGAGAATTGCCGGCACCTATAATTTCAGAAATTACTGATTGATCTAGATTGTTTTTAAAGGTTGTTCTGAGTTGTTGCTGTACTGTAATAGGTTGTGTAGGAATGTATTCGGAGATTTTCGAATATTTAATAGATTCTTTATTTATTTTAATCCATAGTGCTAGATTTGGAATTGAATTCGGCACAAAAGTAGAAATTGAATTTATATCTTCACCAAGAGGTCCTGCACCACCTTTTTGTGGCTTTCTTTGTATTTTTATGGTACGACGAACCATACTCTAAAGTTACAGAGAGATACTATTTTTAGATGCTTATTAGTTGTGTTTATTACAAATAAACAGAACCAATATTTTGGCAAAATATTAGTTGTGTTTATTACAAATAAACGAACCAATACTTTTTTGAATTATTTTAATAGCACTTTCTTCTACTGTTACGCCCTTTCCCGCGGCGCGCCCGACCCCCGCGTCTACGACCACCGGTATGTAAACATGCTGGATTCATCTGACCCGCAGCATATGGGGTTTGAACCATCGATCCTCCACCAGGTGTTCCAACCGATGAGGTCCATTTAGGGGCCTCATTTGAATATCCAGCATTCTGCATCTGTAAGAAAGCGGAATCTACACCACCTACTCCTCCTCTTTGAACGCCTGGGGCACTGTACTGTTGTGTTGTTACTGGACCACCCTCGCAAGACCCTTTGCTAACAGGTACAAATGGATTTGGTCCACTTGTTGTTTGAGCGACGTTTAGAGTGTATGGTGCGCCCCCCCGCTGTCTACGTCTTGAACCCTTTGCCTTCTTGAAGAAATGTAGAGATTTTAGAACCCGCTTCGAAAACTCGGCGAATTTATGACCGAGATGCTTGCGAACCTGCTTACGTGTCCTACGCCCCCCGCCAGCATATCCGGGAAGTCCACCACGACCAGGAGGCGTGTATCCAGCAATTGCATCAAACTTTGTTGCAGCTTGGCATGCGGAACCAGGAACTACTGTCTGCGCATAGGGCGCTCCTGGAGAAACTGAAGATGATCCAAACGAATAGGTTGCACTGTCTCCTCCGCGCTGTTTTACGCGCTTTGTTTTAGGTCTTTTGTAATTTTTCTTAGCCACAGGCATTCCTATTACAGCTCAACAAAATTTGATGAAGTATAGTTAAATTAATATTTATTAGATGAACGAACTCGATCTCCAAACTGAAATTTTCGATTTGTTTGGAGAGGTAGGAATGTGTACGATTTGTCAGGAAAATTTTATTGATGGCGAACGCGTTAGAGCAATTAGTAAATGTCAACACGCATTTCATATTGATTGTATTGATAATTGGCTTTCAAAAAAAGGTGCATGCCCCCTTTGTAGAGCTCCAATTATTGATATTGCTAAAATTCAATCAATCTATCATAACATTTGCAAACTGTATAAGGAACTTCCAGCAGAACAATATTCATCATCTAACACGATTCTTCATCATATTCAGAGTATTCTTGAGATATCAAAACCATTGACACATGTAATTTCAGATCTTAATAAGTATATTTTAACCTTCTGTCTTATTAACGGAATACTCCGTAAATTTCCAAGTGCCGTGATGTTTGATATTAATAAGAGTGTTATAATAAACGCTCTTAATAATATTGAAATGAATGGTATAAAGCCTGCATCACTTGATAAGTATACGTTTAACAGTTTGAAAAATTATAGAAATGAAATTATTTATGAAATTAAAAAAATAACATTTTGGACTGGTTCAGTGTATGATATGCCCCAGGTTAAAAATACACGGCTACAACTTAAAAATGAATATGCGAGCGTATTGGAACCTATCTGGCGGTGATGTCTGGCGGTAACGTCTAGTACTTAAATTAAGTACTTGGCGGTACAAGACTATAGATCTCATACCCACCAAATTCTGGTCTCCAGCGGATAGAAACAAAGATATCCCCTGTCATTTTTCTCATTTCCTGTGCTAGAGAAAAAGCCTGAACTGAGGCACGACTGATAGGTAGACCCTGTTCGTCATAGAGATCATAAATATCTGGCATTTTATCAACTGGTTTTGCAAGAGCATTGCGAGTTGTTTGTGTGACAGGGGCTTGTGGGGCCTTTGGAGCCTGTTGTACCTTTAGAGCCTGTTGTACCTTTAGAGCCTGTTGAGCCTGTGGAGCCTTTAGAGCCGGTCTTGGCGGAGGACGAGGCGCAGCGCGAGGAATTGGGCGTGTATCCAACTGCACTTCTGGAGGACGAGGTGTCGTACGCACTTCTGGAGTCTGTGGAATAATAACTCCGCCCTCACCAAGCACCATTGGCGCATCTATAACAGCTTTTTTCTCGTTGAGTTTGTGCCACATTCTGCGTCGACCAGGTAGTTCTGGAAGAAATTCGATCATATGGCCCATACCCGAATCCTGTAAATACTCTGACATTGATTTCGGATTTAGAACACTTGCCACAACACCACCAAGAAGACGCGCATCAGGGACCCAAAGTCGTTCAATAAAATCCTTTAGATATTCACGGCGCTTCGAATAGCCGAGCGTATCAAAAATAGCGGTGCCCTTCCACATCCAAACATCCTCTAGACGTAGAGTGTGTTGAATAGGATCAAGTGTTGCTATAAACACGGAGCCGCCGCCATCCCCAAGAGTTGGACTTACACGCATTCTTAGAGTACATGGGTAGCCCCCATGTTTACGATTATTAATATAAACAGGTGCTTGTTGCCCTGGTAGGAACACTAAAAATCCTGGGTCTGCATTACCTTCATTTTCTATTACATAAAATAGACCCTTTTGAAGAGGCTGTTTCATGCGGTCAATGTCTAAATGCTGACGAATTACAGTGCCTGATTCAGAACAGCGCTCAATGAGCGCTCTTGCATTCTCAGCTACATGATTTGGAGCCCGTTTTGCCTTAACTGCATGGCTATCACGGTGACTATTACGGATAGTACCATCTTGAAGACCCTGTTCCATTCTATAAATATAGTGTGGTTCTTGTTTAACCCCGCGCGCTTTTTGGGAAAAAGCGCACCAAAAACCCGATGCCTTAGAGACTTTATAAAGGCCCCGCACTTTTTGGGAAAAAGCGCACCAAAAACCCGATGCCTTAGAGACTTTATAAAGGCCCCTATAATTTTGAGTTTTTGGGCCCTTTTTTAAAAAGGGCGCGGCACCTAGATTAAAGCATACTCTGATCCAGCACCCATATCATTTGCTGATATCCCTTCCATAAAGCTCCCCCCATTTTGTGCAAATTCAGGAGAAAAACTACTCACTGCAGAATTCACAGACTCTGAAGCTGTTCCAGCATTTACCGAGCGCTTAGTACCTGTATTATCAACACCAGGCCCAAACGAACGCTCAGGATGACGCATATCACCCTTTAAAGGGAGTTCAGAATTCACATCATCATACGGATCATTTGGCGTTTCTTCCGGGGATATAGTTGCTTTTTGATTTGATGAGGAACTTTCATTTGGAGGCGCCGGCCCACTTTGACTTATAATTCGGGGAGGCTCAGAGGGAGGCTGTTCTGAAACAGGAGCCGTCTCTGGGCTATTTATACGAATAGTTGGAGGTGTTGCCTGAAATCCATCAGATTTGTAATAATACTTATTTAATATAGCCATAACGAGAGGATACAAAACATATCCAATAAGAATTAATCCAATAACAAGAAGAGCCTTTTCAAACATCTGAAGCCTGCGGGGAAAAGAAAAATCGAAATTTATCCTATTAAAAATAGAATTATGAACGTATCAGTTTCTGCCCTTCTTGCCAAAGTTAAAACAGAGATCAGTGAATCATTTACAAATGGAAATTTAAATTCAAACAATCTCCTTTTAATTGTAATGTCTGTCCTACAAGATCTAAATGGTGTTTCAGACAATGATAAGCGCACCTTTCTAACTCAGATACTAACTCTTGCCCTAAATCAGGTACTTACACCTTCTCAACTAAATGAGACATCCGCATTAAGTATACTTCCATCTGTAGTTAATATTGCAGTAGATACTTCCAAGAAACTTGATCTTTCAATTAAAGGTGTTGAGAAAGTTGGGTGGAATTGTTTAAATTCTTGTTTTTCGGTTGTAAAGACTGATATTGTTTCTTCTGCACTTTTAACGGAGTTAAAGGCTCTGGTTGAGACTGAGGCTGTGCCTGTTCTCCAAATTCTAGAGCCTGTTTGTTCTGGTCCTTCTGGTCCTTCTGGGCCTTCGGGCCCTTCTGGTCCTTCGGGCCCTTCTGGGCCTTCGGGCCCGTCTGGCCTTTCTGGTCCTTCGGGCCTTTCTGACCTTTCTGGCCCTTCTGGTCCTCGTGGCCCTCTAGGTCCTTGGGGCTTTCCAGGTCCTTGGGGTCTTTCTGGTCCAACACTCTATTCTTATATTTGGGACCCAAATAGTCCTTTGAGCCTTTCTGGTTCTTCGGGCCTTTCTGGTCCTTCGGGTCCTTCAGGCCCTTCTGATCCTTCAGGCCCTTCTGATCCTTCAGGTCCTTCGGGCCCTTCAGATCCTTCTGATCCTTCAGATCTTTCTGGTCTTCCAAATCAAACCCTTTAGAAATATTATGAATAGTCCATTCAGGAATTTCATATCCAGAATCAATTAAATTTATAGAATATGTTTCAGATGAAATGAGATCAAATGGTACCCAATCACCTGGTACAACCTTTAAAGTTTCAATAATCTTATTACCATTTTGCTCTCGATTAAGAACTTCCCAGCAAAAAAATCGTGGAGATTTACCCTCAATTTCTAGCAATTCATATATAAAAGCTCCTGCATCATAAATAGTAATTTTTGATGCAGAAACAAATGTATTATTTTCTTTTGGAATCCATTCACGCCGATACATCTTACATTATAAATATCAAAAATGTTTAGGTGTAACGTCTAGTACTCGAGTACTTGGTGATATTCTTTATCTCATAACAATTCATGTACCCATTTTAATTTTGTATCATATGCCAACGCAAATCCAACTGTAACAGCTCGCTCCTTAAGTTTAGAATCCTTCGTCTCAGATAAAGTCAAATCAAGACTGAATTTTGTTACCATTTCTTTGTTATATTTTACGACTGCCTCAATAAACTTCGCCACATCATCTTTACTATTTTTCAGAAGTCGTGTATTATTTGCCAAAGCCTCTCGTAAATTCACTGAGGAAAGATATGGCCGAATATTGGTAGGTCTAATAAGAGGACACTTCTTTGATTTATTGAAAACTTTCTCTAAAGCACTAATATAATTGTTAATTAAGAGATTAGGGTCCATCCTCCATTGCTGTGCCTTAACATTATTGATCTTATTAAAGTATTCAATTGCATCTGATTCAGACTCAACAGTTTTTTCTATTATAGTTACATTGAAGTCAGCCTCACAAACTGTATTTAAATAGTAGTCTCGAATAACTGATGCTCTGTGCTGTCCGTCAATGAGATAGGACGAGATCACCAAGGAACCATCTGTAGTTTCTTCCTTATATTTAACAACACTATATCCAGAATCAAGAGACATTATATTTTGACCTACTGCTGTCTTAATAGAATCTGAATGCAATTTGTCAAGAATTCGCTGACCTTTCCAGATCGGCAGTGCAACAAGCTCTCTTGCAGTTATGACCTTGAGAACTGAGCCATCATTATAAGTGTGGAGCATTTTATATGGTGTTATTTTAACATCTGTTACTAATTACAATTTTTATTTGGCGAGTCTAACTCCTCGTCAAATAAAAATTGTAGGGGCTCAAACGAATATAGATATATTATAAAAAAGATATGGCACCTCGTTCAAAAGTAAATCATCCAGTTCTCTTTCTAACACCCGCAGGGGATGTGATCCAAGGTGCAATTACGTCCCCTGATATACTAACGATGCCAGTTATCCAGGCTCATTATAAGAAGCGTCAGCAAATTGAAGCAGTTGGTACATATCCTTATAAGGATTTTACCCTCTTTATCTTTGGAACGATGACAGGTGCTGAGGAAAATCTTAACAAGCATCAACTTCCATCGCCATATGATGATACAAACTTCTATGGTGATATTATAATTATTGCATCTGAATCCGAAGATTCATTCGGTACGGCGGTAGCATTTACACCAGATGACTATGAAACATTCTATACAAAGGCATTTGGTGGTCTTGCAACAGATGATGAGGATGAAGAGGCCGAGGCCGAGGCTGAAGAGATTCCAGTTGAAGATGCGGATGTTGTTGTAGATGAGGAAGAGGAAGAGGAGGAGGAGGAAGATGAAGAGGAAGAGGCCGAGGCTGAAGCTGAAATTGAGGAGGTTGAAGAGACATCACGTCCTGAAAAGAAACCAAAGAAGCGTAAGGCTCCTGCAAAGGTTAGTTCATCATCTATTCTTGTAGGTACAGCATCTGCATATCCTGATCGCCCCCTGCTATCAGAGGAAGAACAGCTCCAGCCACAGCAACTTCTGGATGTAAGCCATCCTACTGAAAAAAATCGCTTAAAAATTCTAAAGGGGCTTACTGAACTCTTTCACAATAGTTTCAGCCCTCCAAATATTCTCAAACTTGAAGTCTGTATTTACAATGGATCTCTAAAGGAGGCTCAGAGACATAATATTATTAGAAGCTGGGGATATCCTCTATTCGTTCATATCTACAAGATGCATGCCCGTCATATCGCAAGTAATTTCAATCCAACATCTTACGTTGAAAATAAGGAACTCTTTGAGAGATTTCAACAGGGCGAAGTGACATTTGAAGATATTGCAAAGATGGATACGTATGAACTCTTTCCATCTCGTTGGAAGGAGCAGTTCGAACAGCAACAGATTCGCGAGAAGCGTCAGTTGGAGGGAAATAGATCAATGGCTACAGATATGTTCCTATGTACGCGGTGCCATAAGCGCGAATGTACTTATTATGAGATGCAGACTCGTTCTGCGGATGAACCGATGACTATCTTTATTACATGTTTGAATTGCAATAAGCATTGGCGCCAGTAGGCGTTACCGCAAACAATGCGTATAAAATGAGATCATCTATATACTATAAAATAATATATAGATGAGTATACCGGTATTTTTATTAGGAAAATCGGGCACAGATCCATTTCCATGCATTGAGAATCTACCCTTTTTCTATTCAAAAAAACATATGAATACAGTTTTCGTGACACTAGGTTGTTCAAAGTCTGCTCTAGTTGATCTTGAAATTGCCGAACCGCTTGGATGTCCTCTTTTTATTAGTCCCGTGGGTGGCTCAGAGGAATGGGCTGAATTAACTAGAATTCTAAAGGCACACAAGAGACTTCCTGAGAATTCAAAATACGAATTTACCGAGCAGGCAGAATCAAAATGGATTCTTTCAAAGAATCTTCGTTTCCAGGAAGCACTCCCCTGGTGGACCACAGGGGAGATTGATCTATCCGGCGAAAAGATAAAGACACAGACTTTCCTATCCTGGACGGAATCTATATGCCTTTCAATGAAACTAGCCGATACACGTATTGATCTTATAAAGGTCGATTTACCTGCCGAGTTGGAGCGGGGTGTTCTAATGTCAATGTTAGATGCGGGCATTCGTCCATCTTTTGTTATGGTAAAGTGGAATAAGCATCCAAATACTGATGTGCCGACAAGTTTAACTGCCGGTCATTTACAGAACTGTGGATATCAATTACTTGGCAAATACAATAATAATTTTCTGTATTATTACACGGATAATGATGTATATATGATGTGTAATTGGGATGTTACAGATGTACAAAATCCAATTATAAAGACAATTGTTGATAAAATCAAATATTCTAAAGAGCGTATAGAAGGGCCTAATGTTAGAAATACACCCCCCTCCCTCGCCCCTGTTAGAGAAACAAATACTATTCTTGAATCTGAAACGACAACATCAGATACGTAGAGCCTATAGTGATACGACCTATAAACTGAAAAAACTACTTTTACACAGCCTTAAAAAAGATGTTAAATCACCTTATGCATCATCGTCATCATCATCTGATACTGAGAATTTTAAATAAGCATTAGATCGGATAGGCGCCAATATTCAAATGTGCCATCTGGAATAGGGCGCTTGATAATAAAGGGCAGAACACGTTGATTCAGTTCTAGCTTTGCAATTTCAAGTGTGCTTGTAACATGGTCCGGAACCGGTTTCAGATATGATCTCGCTCCCTGGGCCAGTTGATTTGCGCGAAATCCAAGAATTTTAGTGCGTTCATAAACACTTAGAAAGGGTTGTGACTTATGAAACTTATCAAGATTTTCAGCAGTTGGTGGAACCTGTTGTAGAGCAATCATTGGCATAATCTTTTCAGTAAAATCTAGAATCGTCTCAGGATGAAACTTATAGAGACTTTCAAGAGGATCACCAGCATTTCCAGTTGTGGCCGGCTCTGCAGTACCAACTGGTACATCGCCCTGCTCTAGAATAACAAGTTCGTCCTCTACTGCAGCAATATCATCAAAGCCGAGTGGCCCATTATCATCTGCAGTATCCATATCTACTAATATACAAAATAAAGTTTCCTTTAAATTTATGGCGCGGGAGCGGGGGCGCCCCTGCCCGCTATAAATTCGAGGGCTTATGGAAATACTAATGATAACAGAAAGATGGATTTGCCTAGTGATGTAGCTCCCGCAATTATTGTTGAGGATGGAGGTGTTCTACCGACACCCAATCTAAAAATCTATGATACATTTGAATCAATGAATCTTGATGATAAAATTCTTCGGGGGATTTTCGCCCATGGTTTTGAGCGTCCTTCGGATATTCAGACAAAGGCAATTGTACCAATGAAGGAGAGACATGATGTTCTCGCACAGGCGCGTTCTGGTACGGGTAAGACTGCAACATTCTGTATCGGTGCAATGTCTCGTATCGATCCTACGATAAAGAAGATGCAGGTTCTTATTCTCGTTCATACCCGTGAGCTAGCTCAGCAAATTAAGACTGTTGCGACTGCACTTGGTGAGTATCTTGGTGTGACTGCCTATGCTGCTACGGGAGGTACGCCACTTCGGGATGATCTACGTGCGATTGAGAGGGGTGTTCACATTGTTGTTGGTACACCTGGTCGCATTTACGATCTTATGAATCGGCGTGTGCTTGTTCGCGATTCGATGCGTGTTCTTATTCTAGATGAGGCCGACCAGATGCTTGAGGACCGTTTTAAGGAGCAGGTTGTTTGCATTCTTCAGCTGGGTTTTCCAGAGAACTGCCAGGTTGCACTCTTCTCGGCCACGATGCCCGAGTCAGTAGTAGAGGTCGCGAACCAGATTCTAAATAAGCCGGTTCGTATTCTCGTGCCCCCAGAGGAGGTTACGCTCGAAGGTATCAAGCAGTACTATGTGAAGCTCGATAAGGAGGAATGGAAGTATGATGTTCTATGCGATCTTTATAAGCAACTGACAATCAATCAGGCTCTTATTTATTGTAATAAGCGCCAGAAGGCTGAGTGGCTCGCTGAGAAGATGTCGGCTGAGGGGTTCCCCCTCTCGTTTATTCACGGCGAGATGGAGCCAGAGGAGCGTGGCAAGCGTATGAAGGATTTCCGCTCTGGTACAGTGCGTGTCATGATTAGCACGGATCTTCTCGCGCGTGGTATTGATATTCAGCAGATTAGTCTTGTTATCAATTATGAACTCCCAGCCCAGCGGGAGAACTACATTCACCGTATTGGTCGTTCAGGTCGGTTTGGTCGTAAGGGTGTTGCAATTAATCTTATTACTGGGGATGAGGAGCGTGTCCTAAAGGAGCTTGAGGAGCACTATTCTACGACGATTAGCGCTCTTCCTGAGGATCTTGCGAAGATTATTCTATAATGTCTAGTGTTAACTACCGCCAAGTACTTAAATTAAGTACTAGATGTTACTAGACGCCACGCGTTTTTCCCATTCTAATTATATTTAGAATTATAAATGCTAAAAACATTTCGTATTACTGAACGAAATACTTTTTGCATTTCCTTACGAGATTCAGAAATCCGCTGGATGAAGATGAAAGATCGCTTCGGCCGTGAAGGATATTCTGTCAAACGGTGGATTGCATCAACACCGAGTCAAGTAACAGATCATTTTTCAGATTCGCTGAGTTCCTTCCAGAAGGCCTGCGCGCAGTCACATGTTAATATTTGGAAACATGCAGTGGAAAAAAATCTCCCATATGTCTTTATTCTCGAAGATGATGCCTGTTTCGATCGAAACTGGCTTCTTAGATTACAGGAATTTATAGATACAAATCGAGATTCGGAGTGGGATGCTATTTTTTTAAATGCATCGGAGCCGGTGGAATCCTTCAAGTGGGTAGAGGCCCGAGAACATGTTCTGGCGGCGGGATATATTTTATCTTTAAAAGGTGCAAAGGCAATTCTTGAAATCTTCAAGGATTGTTTTTACGCATCGGACTGGATGACCTTGATTCTACAGCGAAGAGGTCATTCTTATACCTATTTTCCCTGGCTGATTATACAGGAAGGAGAGGGATCCCAACTAGGTAGTTCGTACAAGGGCGATTTTGAAAAGGTTGTAAGATGCCTCGGGGATATTGGATATTCGTTGGATAATTATAATATTTAGCTGCGCTTTTTTACGCTTTTTTACGCTTTTTGGGAAAAAGCGTGGCAAAAATGCGCTTTTTGTGAAAAAGCGCGCCAAAAATGCGTGGCAAAAACCCAATGCCTTAGAGATCTAAAGATTTTATCTAGGCTTACGATGTTTAATAAGATTTGACAGGCGATCTAGATGCGTAAGAAATTCATTACGATTTGCAGCTCTTTTTAAACTTATATTTCTATTATTATTCTTATTATAACTAGTAAAAATTAGACTTCCTTCATTGTCTGTTTCACTAGTTATAAAATACTTAGTAAATGGCTCTCTTTTATAAAATTTAAAATGATTATTCCTATTTAGATCTTTTGGTTCTAAAATATTATTTAAACTATCCTGTACATAATTTTTAAAAACAAGAACACCACGATTAATAAGTAATGAATTTAAATTTCGTAATATTATTTCAGAATTTACAAAGACAACAAAAGGGCATGTGTATAATATTATCATTGAATATTCTTTTTCATGCTCTTTAACAAACTTTCTTGTTTCTGAATTATTACTAAAGTCAAAATGATAATCGACCTCTCCTTCCCGCCCACCCTTTCCAGATAAATACTCAATTTGTATCTGATCTGTTTTGAAATATTTTTCTACATAATCATTTATTCTTTTTACATTCTTCTCGACATATTCTGCATCTTTAACACCCGTTTTTCTTTGACATAATACAAGAACTTTTTTCAAATCTGTCCGCTGCCGTTTTCTACTAGAATTAACTGGTCCATTATTATTATTGCTGTTATTATTGTTGTTATTTTTGTTGTTATTGTTATTATTCCCTGGCCGCTCTGGCCGCCCACGTTTTCTAGTCTTACCTGGCATCTTTATTTACTAATAAGTTTTTATAAAAACCTAGTAAAAATCTTAATCTTTAAAGAATTATTATAATCATTTAAAGATTCTATTGATTTGGGGTTTTTGCGCGCTTTTTCCCAAAAAGCGCATTGGATTTTTGGCGCGCTTTTTCCCAAAAAGCGCATTGGGTTTTTGGCGCGCTTTTTCCCAAAAAGCGCATCAAGTTTTTGGCGCGCTTTTTCCCAAAAAGCGCATCAAGTTTTTGGCACGCTTTTTCAAAAAGCGTAATTAGACATTAAGCTCCATCGTATTTCCTAGCGGAACCACCTTCCGCCGGCGACCCCCGCGCCCCCGCACAGACTCTGTCATACTGCCAATATCATCTGAGGCCATGCTCTGAAGTTCAACAGCAGCGTTTAGAGCCGGCTGGTTCTGATCCGAATTCTGCACGTTACCCTCAACTAACTCATTTCTACGAACCTCCTCAAACGTCTTTAGAATATCATCAACACCTGATGGACCCTTCATCTCACGGCGTGCCGTAGGGCGAGGTGGTTCCATCGACGCCACCGCCTGTGGGACCTGTGCCATTGGAGGCGCATTAGAACCATTTGATCCAAAGAATGCCCCAGGGTTCTTCGTATCAACTGGGGCCGGCTGGACGCCTTGCGCCTGAGCCCCCTGGCCTCCACCCATCGCCATCGACATGAAGTTACCAAAACCTGGGCCAGCCTGCTTGGCCGCAGCCGTAGCAAATTGGCGAGCAATCTCAGGATTATTCCGGAGAACATCATCCATTGAAGGCATACGTGAACGAAGGAAGGTGTTCGACACGTGGCACATAAATCCAGAACCAGCAAGAGCCATCACGAGGCGCGCCTCAGGAGGCATCTTTCCACGCTCCTTGTACTTATCGTAGAGTTCCTCGAAAATCTCATCAAAATCCTCTACATTCTCATGTACTGACTCGGACCATCCATCAAGCTTGAGATCAAAAGGGTCAAACCGACCATTTAGCCACTCCATACCGGTCACAACAGACATAAGAGCCTGGCGCTGAAAACGAAGAGAGGCCTCAAGATTACGACTATCAACAAGACGAGCATACTCCTGCTTGATTTCCTCTAGCGTGTTATCCATCGTATAGCGACGGCTGACGGCAATACCCTTTGACTCAAGGCGCTGAAGCTTATTGATTAGATCAGACTTCTCAGCTTTTTCCTCCTCTGGGCTTAGACGTGGTGTTGGTGCAGGAGCAAGAGAACTAGATGCGGTGGATGTCTGATTATTTGAGAAGAGTCCGCCAACTGAACCACCAAAGGATGGCGACGTGTCTTTTGAAAACTGAATCTCAATCGGTGCTTGCGGGCCTGAAAGGCCCGACATTAGAGACCCACTATTTCCTAGATCTAGCGTAATTGGCTGTAGAGGTTCCACATTTCCGATTTCAATTTCTGAGAGCCCGCCTCCTCCGTTCATACCAGAAGCTGGCGCTGTAGGATTAAATGAGAACTGTTTTACTTGATTTGATGAGCCACGTCCGGGATTAGCGATCATGTTTAGCCCAAGTGTATCATTGGGATCTGAAAGATCAATACCTAGATCGTTACCGGGACCGAGTCCACGCGCTACAGATTCCATTTCATGGATAGTGATACTCATTCTCTTCTTCGTTTTCGTTCGGTCTTTTTAGATGGTTATATAGCGCGTCAATCCGATTTATTCCGAACACCATCTAAATCAACTGATCGAGGCACATACAGAGTGCATCGCATAAATCCGATTTTTTCTGATTTCCAGCCAAAAAATTCACCCACCGTTCTTTTTCAACAACAGTGTTCTTCTCAAAAAATTCCTTTATTCTATCTTCTGAAGCTTTCTTTCTAGAACTATAGCCAGCATCACCCTTCTCTTTTCCCTGAACCTTCTTTCCTGCATGGACAAATCCAACCCATGGAATCGGTAAGAGATAATCTCGAAGAGTAGCAAAAAGAAGAATCTGTACTGTCTTCATTGTTGGATTCTTAAAAGCCGGTTGATTCTCCAAAAGAATATGAGTTGCCTTTTGAAAAATAGGAAGCTTTGCCTTCACAAATGTCTGAATAGAAGTATGAAGATTCGCAGTATCGTCTGTTTTTGCACGTGTTGCCTTCGTGGAAACAAGTGGCATTGAGAATTCTTTAGAAAGAGCTGTAACATATGCTGACTTTGTCTTTCCCTTTGGAAGACTCTTTACCAGATCCTTTAATCCCTGAAGTCCCGGAATCTTCTTTAAAAGTGCTCCACTCAGGTCACGAAGCGGAGGGAATCCATCCTCACAATGTTTAGCACAGCGTGGACTTAACTCGGTGCGACTAAAGCATGCACGCTTGCCACATGTTACACATAAAACAGTGTCCTTTTGTTTTGCTTCTTGTGAACTTGTGCCAGCAAGAAGATCGTAATTTTCCCATCCTATGATTTTCCATGATGACTCCTCTTTTTCCAAAAGGCACCATGCAAGATTTCTAATTCCTATATCAAATGTCAAAACCTTTTTAGGATTTGACATTTATATATGTATATGTATTTATAACCTTAGACCTTATCGTGTTGTAGGCTAAGTTAAGAGCGCCCTTTGGGCGTTCTTAACTTTGGCACTTGGCGGTAGTATTACCGCCGTGTATTGCGCCCTCCCTCCTCAAAAGTGGTTCCCTCCGTTCTTCTTTTCGGAGCAGGAAATTGTGGAAGAGTATATGTACCAAAGAGCTCAAAGTTAATAGGCTCGGATCTTTCTGTACCGATACCACCGGGAACTCCTACATCAGTTCTAGTACATTCGGATTTACTGCACTTGAAAATATCAGTTGGGGGTGGAACAACTGATTGATCATATGGATGACTTCCGCCGAGTGACTGCGCCGTTCGCTTTCTTGCATATTGAATAATATCATCAGCATTCTTTTGCATCCATACTTTTGTAGCATATTGCTGTCCCGCCGGTATATTATTTTCACAGTGTGCTGAATAGTCAGTTACCAGACGACCATCCTCCATCGGGCCCGGCCAGCCTGGGAAGCGACTATCTGGGGCTCCAGACTGTTTTGTTTGGGTTCTGATATCCACCGGTGCCCGCTTGTTATAAAAGTTGGGAGTTGTAGGGAGGCGAAACATTTTTGAATCCATCCTACTAGTCTGTCTCTGTGATTATAAATCAAATTAAATAGTCTCTGAAGATATGACTTCGCTTCCATCAAGGGGAGCTCCAGTTTCAGCATCAGGAACAGCTCCCGCCACATCTGTTACTTGTTCGGTCGTGGTAGAATTATTCTTATCGGATTCTCGCAGTAGCGCTAGGAGAGTCTGACGATTCATTCTCTTTGTGACACGAAGAGATCTCTTCTCAGCAAGCGTGGCAAGATCATCGCGGTTAAGTGATTCATAATCTAGAGCATTTGTAACACCCGTAAGACCTGTAACAGACATTGTAGAAGGTACCGCCATGGTTGATAGATTAACAGGAGCATCCTTTGCAAGTGAATCAATAACAGATGCATAATATCCTGAATTATCCTCGCGTACTTCCTCCCGTAGTTCCTCGACCTCAGATGGCTGAACACCCTCTGGTTCACTTAGAACAATGTTCTTTGGAGCTGGAGGAACATGCTGCATTCTTAGATGATTTGGTTCCTCCATCTCCATCATCATCTTGATATCGAGAAGGATTGTTTCAAGAAGATTAATCTTCTTTTCCGTATATGTCATTCTGGAATAGAAATAGAAGCCCATTGCTCCAATAAGTAAGAGTAGAATGGCAGCAACAAATAGAACCTCGGCCATTTAGTTTCTTCTATCGGCGCCCATTTTCAAACCGGGACTTTCCCCGCGAAAGATTTAGAGTAATGTCTAACGTCTAGTACTGAAATTAAGTACTTGGCGGTAGTTGACGCTACTTACTATTTAAGTCAAGTCCAAACCGATTCCATATTTCAGTAACACTACTTATTTTAGAAACACCTGGAACAACCTTATAGCTAAATGCAATTCGTCCATCAACCTCTTTAGCATTACAGCAGATCTTTTGAACTACACTCGGGGCAGATTCAACTAAATCAAATACATGTGTACTTACAACACTCACAATTTTCTTCTTGTTCCAAAGTTGTTTTAAAAATATTTCTGCGGTACGAACCCCATCTGGAGGATTTGTACTATGAAAGAGTTCATCATATAAAACAAGTCCAATTCCATCCGACTCATCCCGTTTTAAAATATCAGATGCAAATAATACTTCTGTTTCAAAAAATGATAAATCTCCTGGGCGATCCTGGAGGCGTAGACCAGATGAAATCCAGCTGAATCTACGTACAAGAAACCGATCCGCTGGAGCTAAGCCATATGCATGTGATATTAAAACAGATTGCAACATTGCTCTCATGAAGGACGATTTCCCTCCACCATTTGGACCCGTTAAAACTGCATGATGGTCCTTAGTTCTAAGATGAATTGATGAAGCTACTGCAGACTTACCGAGTGCAATGTCGATCATATTTGTAGCAATAACAATAGGATAATCACCCTTTGTAAGAATTTCGGCCGATTTTAAAAGGTGTGATTTAGTAAGTCTAAATATAATTTCCAATTCTGCCAGATCTCTGAGAGCAATTCTAATTCGCTCTGGTTGTTCGATAAGTATATGAACGGCCCGCCGAGGATCATCATCTATGATTCTAAAGGGTCTACGAAATGTATGAGGAATTTTAAGGCGCTCAAATTCTCCAATAAAAAAATCATAATAACCCTTTAATTTTGCAACCTTATCTCCATTTTCAATTAATTTACTATCTATACTATTTAAATGCATTGCATTCTGCACCGGCTGTATTAGACTTTGAGCGAATGAAAATGCCATAAATATATATTGAATTATACTGCGTAGATTCATCGATGTAGCTGGTGCGGGTGCGGGCGCTCGTACAGTATGCATGTTAATTGGAGTTCCTGCAAGAAACATACCGAGTATTTCATTATACTGGTTTTGTGTAATTGGTAAATTGTAGATAAAACGTAAGAAAATATAGGGAAGTACCCATGCAATAAGTGGCGTAATAAGCGCAAGACCTGGAACAATCCAAATCTTGAATATTGCCATTACTGTAAGCATATATGGTACATAATTCAAACAGCGTAAATCATATGTTTGAAATGATAGTTGAGATAGCGCATCCTCTTGAAGAGCCTTTAAATCTTTAGAATCTGGATCTAAAAAACTTTTCAATTCGGCCTCGATATCAGCAATTTCATTAAAATTGTCGAACCATCTGGCCTCCTCCAAATTGGAAAATCCTCGAATTGATTCAATTAATTGTGTACGAATATCATAATTCTTTTTTGATAATTTCAGCGAATTTTCTAGAGAACGATTTAGAATTGATTCCGAATTTTGAAGTTTACACCCAATAATATTATGTAAATTCTCTAAACCAGACTCCTTTATTAGTCGCATAACTATTGCTTTGAGTTTTAAACTAGTAAGTCTCACGCACGCCTGGGAGAGGCATATTGCGCCAATAAAATTTGATCTCGTCTAAAAAGATCCTAATAAAATATAGCTAGGAGTAGCAATGGAGGTTGAAAATATTCAGAAGCAAATTAAGGCACTTTTGAGTCTTCAGGGGCATGTTTCTAAACCTCCCCCTGATGTCTGCCAATCCATTGCAAATATGAAGGATCTTATTGAATTACATGTGAGTATTCAGTCTGATTGGAGAAGAGGCTCTCCTGAACCCGGAAGTCCATACAGATTTAACTCATCAAATCAAACTCTTGATGGTCGCCGTCAAAATTATAAATCGTCTGATAGCACCCCAATTTCACGGATATCATCTAGCAAATCTATGAATAGTCCTGATGGCAATGGGTCACCTCCACCTCCGGTACCAAAATATCAGAGTAAATTCAAAAATAGCACTCAGCCTGTAGAGGATAAAATTCTTAATAATATTATCCTTTCAAAACTGAATAAGTTTAGTCCCAAAACATATAATGAGATTCGGGATTTCCTCTACCAGATTCTGGGTTCTGGTGAATCTGACCTTCAAGAGATGATTCGTGATTTTATGCTTCTTGTGTTTAAAAAGGCCGCGATAGAGGAAACATTTTGTGCTCTTTATGCGAAACTTCTCTCTGAAATTTCGGGGCGCTATAGTGTTATTCTTACGGAAATGCATTCTCTACAAAAAAACTATATTGCAATATTTGACGATATTCATGATCCAACAACAAGAGATTATGATGTGTTTGTAGAGGCTCAGAAGGAAAAGCGGTATCGTCGCGGATACAGTCAATTTATTGCTGAACTTATTGCACTTGATATTCTAGATATTGATTTACTTAGATCAACATTTCAGCTTATTCTTACAAATATGATAAGTTTTGGTAAAATGGAGGATAAGAAGACCTTACTTGAAGAATATTCAGATTGTCTTCTGCGGATGACACGTGTTCTCAAGAAAAAGAATACGCCATTCTTTGTAAATGCTAGAAAAATACTATATGATGAAAGTGCAAATAATCTAAACGAAATTCTAACAAATTACGCAAACTATCAGAGTATTTCGGTAAAGACGAAATTTATGATGATGGATGTTCTAGAAAATATTAAGTAACACTCAAGTAGAATGGCTAAAACGCGGAAAGCATCGAGAAATGTTTTATCCACTGCCGTCCATCATGTAAAAAAGACAGTGCGTAAGGCTGTTAAACTTACAAAGGATGTTATTACGAAGGGTCTTAAGGGGGTGCGTAAGTTTGGAAACAAAGTATTAAAGAAGTCCTCATCTGTTATGCGTAATATAACAAAAAAGGCTTCCCGTCGTCACTAGTAAATTTGATGGGTAATTTTGTTTTTATAAGAGATAGAAATACTTAATAGCGGAGAATGACTAAATCACATTCTCAGAATAAAAAGGATTCTGGCAACACGGGAGCCCCGGGTAGCAAGAGCCCTACAACGCGTCGTAGACGTCTAAGAGGAAATAATGGTGGTAGTGATGATGATAGCGTAGATAGTAAGGGAAATATCAGAGGCCTTATTGCGTATTCATCTGATGAGGATTATTCTACGGATGATACTGATCTAACTCCTGAACTGCGTGCTAATAGTAAGAAACTTGGACGCGCAGCTGCAGTGAAGGCGCGCGGGAAAATTAATAAAATCATAAAGACTGAAAATAAGTCAAAGCGTGTAAAATCAAAGCCTACGGTTCAACTTCCAAAGAAGTCTAAAATTGTCGAGGAGGAAGATGATGAAGACTTTGAGGATGAGGATGAGGAAGATGACGATGAAGACTATGAAGATGAGGATGAGGATGAGAATGATTATGATATGTATGAGGAAGAGGATGAAACTGATGATAAGGACGATCCAATGGAAGATCTTTCCAAGACAAAGAAGCCCCCTGCTATTGGTGGACTCAGTATTAGTTTTGGATCAATTGATGAAAGTGCTTCACGAAATATCCCAAAACGCCATAACATGAAGAAGGAGACTTCAATTGTTCGTAAATTCGTGAAACTTGTCAGTGCCCCTGTAGAACAAGATGGTATTGATATGCAGATAGATCAGTTTAAGGCTCTTGATAGTACGAAGCAGGAACAGCTCATTACTGCACTTGAAAAGAAACCAGCTCAGAAGGAAAATATGATGTTTAAGATTCTAACAATGAATGCTGATCCTATGGTACAGAATATGATTCTTACAAAATATCATGCTCTACAGGAATTGGACCCAAGTACAGGTGAATATTATAAACATCGGGCTTGGCTAGAAAAAGTCACTTCTCTTCCACTCGGTGTATATAAAGATATGCCGGTTACACTCGATGCTGGGCCAGAGCAGTGCGGAAGTTTTATGGAGCGCGCCAAAAAATACCTGGCATCGGCCATCTACGGTCAACAGGAATCAAAACTTCAGATTCTCCAATTTATTGCATCGAAGATTGCGAACCCCACTGCACGCGGTCTAAGTCTTCTTCTAGTAGGCCCACCCGGTATTGGTAAGACAAGTCTTATCAAAAATGGTATTGCAAAGGCTCTTGATTGGCCCTTTCAATTCATTTCATTGGGTGGAGATTCTGATGCAACTACGTACACCGGTCACCAACTAGTATATGAGGGTTCGCATACAGGTAAGATTGCAAATGCATTGATTTCAGCTAAGAGTATGTCAATGATTCTTATGTTTGATGAACTTGATAAGATCTCAACAACTGCAAAGGGTGAAGAAGTGCAAAATCTTCTTATCCACATGACTGATGGCGTTCAGAATGGTGATTTTGAGGACAAGTACCTTGCAGGTGTTCCACTCGATCTAAGTCGTAGTATGTTTGTCTTCTCTGGAAATGATATTACAAAGATTGACAAAGTTCTGCTTGATCGTATGATTGTAATCAAACTGCAAGGATATGATAAGAAAGATAAGCTCGTAATTGCAGAGAGCTTTCTTCTACCTGGTGCACTCAAGGAGGTAAATCTTCTAGAGAGAGTTTCAATACCCAAGGAAATCCTTGAATACATTATTAGCGAGTACGCGGGAGAGGAAGCCGGTGTGCGTGAACTTAAGCGTTGTATCGAACAGGTAACGCAGAAGATCAATATGCTCCGTATATTTAATACGAAGGATCTACCCTTCCACATTCCGGAATTTCAACTTCCGTTTATTGTGAAGAAGCAGCATATCGATCTCTTTCTGAAGAAGAAGCCTGAGATGGATATTTCGATTCAGCGGATGTACACTTAGGTGTATTGTCCGACCATTTAGTATCCTGTCTCGCACGTTCAGCAAGCATTGATTGTAGATTTTTTTCCAATTGCTTTCCCTGAGGATTTGATTCTGATCTCTCGGAACATGAACCGGCACCCCATTTGTTTTGAACACATCTCATTCTATAATAGAATGGATCTTTTACCTAATACAAATCCAACATTCATGTCTTTCAATAAATGGTTCTACCTTGTTCTTATAGCTTTTGTTCTTGTGGGTGGCCTGAATTGGTTAGTAATTGGTACTACGGGACTTGATTTAATTAAAAACTTTCTTGGTAGACGGGTTGCATCAATAATCTATATTATAGTTGGTGTTATAACACTATTACTCGTTTCAAGGCGGGATGTCTACTTACCATTCTTAGGTCAGACACTTTTTCCAGGGTCTGCTCTCACACTGAAAACACCACAGGGTGCAAATGAAAGTGTAAAATTAAAGACAAGAGCGGGTGCCAGAGTTATGTATTGGGCGGCGGAACCAGAAATGCATTCTGATGGAAAGGGACTAAACTATTGGGATAAAGCCTATACAACATATGAAAATTCTGGAGTTGTAAAAGCTGACGATCAGGGTGTGGCTGTTCTTCGCATCCGTGGGCCCCCGCAATCATACAGGGTCGGATATTTTATGACTCTGAAACCTCACGTGCATTTTCGTGTAGAGGGTGCAAACGGATTCTTCGGACCGGTTCAGACGAAGTATATTGATTCTGGGATGATCGATCATTTTGCAAATGTTCTTTAACGTGCGGGCTTGTGCGGGCTTGTGCGGGCTTGTGCGGGCTTGTGCGGGCTTAAGTACATATTTTATACTGAAAACAGATGAATGTGGTAACAAAAGATCTCGTATCACAATTTCAAATAGAAAGTGTTGATGTTTCAACAATTTCTATTGATCCGAACGAGTTCTATAATGCCCCTGGCGATCAGCATTACAGACTACTTGCTTATCTAGCAAACCAGTTTAATAATTCAACAATTATTGATATTGGAACACATCGCGGATCTTCGGCCGCCGCGCTTTCGGCAAATCCTACAAATACCGTGCATAGTTTTGATATTATAGCAAAAGTTGAACCATATACTATACCGAATCTTAAATTGCATATTGCAGATCTATGGAATGAGAAGATTCGTTCAGAATGGAAGGCGATTATATTATCATCTGCACTTATTGTTCTAGATATTGACCCTCATTTTGGAGTACAAGAATTTGAGTTTTATCAATGGTTAAAGGCTGAGAATTATAAGGGTATTCTTCTCTGTGATGATATTTGGTATTTTAAGGACATGCGCGATAATTTTTGGTTTAAGATTCCTACTGCTGAAAAACTAGATATAAGCTGTCTCGGCCACTGGTCTGGTACAGGACTGGTATCATTCGTAAAACAGCCCTACAAGTGGGAGACACTTCTTGGTGTTTGTGAAATTGGCACAGTAAAGCCGAGTCCTTGGACTATTGTAACTGCATATTTTGATCTTACAAAGTGTTCTGATGCATCTCGATCAATTAAAGAAAGACCAAAAGATCATTATCTTAAATCGGCTTATGCCACTCTATCGATAGATCATCCTCTCGTAGTTTTTTGCGATGCTTCAGATGTAGATCATATTATTGCCATGCGCCCCCCGCACCTTATTCAAAGCCTGCGCGTGTATCCTGTAAAGTTTGAAAATCTTCCTCTGACAAAATATCGCTCTAAAATTATTGAGAATCGGACAAAAAATCCTTATCAAGGCGACGATAGAAATACTGCATCTTATTATTTACTTTGTATGGCTCGTTATACACTTCTACAAGAGATCATAAAAGAAAATCCATTTCAATCGAGCCATTTTGCATGGTTAAATATTTGTATTGAGCGTATGGGTTATAAAAATGTGGCACATTTGGAAGAGGTTTTCAGTGGTCCTCCTCGCGATAAGATTTCAACGGTCTATATTGATTATATATCAGAAAATACTATTGCTGATCCTAAATCATATTATCAGTTTGGACGTTGTTCGCTCTGTAGTGGTTTTTTTACTGGTAGTGCTAAAAATATGAAATTATTTACTGATAAAATTGTGGAAAAGTTCATGTATTATTTGGATCTTGGATATGGTCATGCGGACGAACAATTATTTTCACCGGTCTATTTTGAAAATAGAAATCTCTTTGATCTATATTACGGCGACTATTTTCAAATGATTACAAACTATCGTGGTATGTATGATAATGCTGGAATGCCTCTATCCTTAGTAATACCAAAGAGCGCTTTAGCAGAGGATTGGTTAACCTGCTATAATGCCTGTAAGTTCCTTTTAGATTCAGTAAAATCAAAAAAGTGTAGTTTAAATGAGAATGATTACGAAAGATTGCTTATGTTTTATGATAACGCTGTGACGGCGACTGCGTCTGCGACGGCGACGGCGACGACGGGCACCTAGGCAGATGAATACCGCTCAAACCACAGCATGTAGGTTGATGAACCGAACATTGGCTCTTTAATATCATGAACCGTGTTATCATCGTACATATTCCATTTATTTGAATCACGAGTTGATCGACACTGTGAGATATAGTGTCCCCCACCAGCAGGACCATGATGGTCGATAATTGAATGAAGTCTGTATGTATTATTAGCAGACTTTTCAGGACTTTCATCTGAAAAGAAGGAATTGAAGGAGATTGGCTCTTCGCCATTCTTCGGAAGAGTTGCAATAGGTGTATTAATACGTTGACCATTATTTGTAAATCTCTTAATAACAAATGTCAGATAATGAGGCATACGCCAAATGTATATTGTCTTTTCTGCCTCCTGCCGAGTAGGACATTTCTCACACTCATAATCTGAAATAGTTTCAGGTTTGTATTCCTCCTTAAGTATATCGAATAGTGTAGGTGGTTCAGATGATACCTGAGGAATTGTTGCCTTTAGTGAAGTAAATGTTTCCCAATTATGCGAACAGTTTCCACACCCCTTACATTTTACTACAATATGTTGAAGTCCGTAGAAGAGATCAACAAGTGGACTGTACTGTTTCGTAAACTGTAGACGCCATGTTTCAAGTGCCTTCACGCGATGTTTATCGATATCTGTTTCTGCCGGCGGGAGAAGAATACGCATGTCAGTTTCTTGACTCAGTGCCTCATGTAGAATATCGAGAAGACATATATAAAACTCATGTGCGTCGTGACAGATACGCATTTGTAGTTCTTCGAAAATAGTATCCTCGACGCAGGGTCCAAACTTGTTCCAGAAATCGGCAGGTCTAACTACCTGTCCCCTATTACATTTATCTAGGAGTTGAAGTACATTTGCAAATGTGGCAGTAAGAATTTGCTGTGTTTCGCGCTTTTTCGTAGCATCTTTATGAAAGAGTGTGTTGTAACGGCCTTCTTCAAAGATCCACTGGATCTTCGAACAATGTCTAATAGCTTGAAAGACTGAATTCGCATAACAAGTAGCCCCCATATTAACAAGACCACCCATTGATTGATTTGCCATTTTATAGATGAAGGCTTTAACAAGTTCTACTTCAAATTTACTAGAGTGATGCATGAAAATTCGCCATATCATAACAGCCCAATTTTAAATGAAATTCATAATCATTTTCCTGCACTTTTATATGATGGAGAACAATTCCGTTCTATTAATGAGATTTTTAGTTATGTCAGAATTCAAATGCAAAATCGGTTTGATGTTTATTCAAACATGAGACGAAATTTTCATAGTAACCGACCCCAAAGATATCGTCATTTTTCTCCTCCTCGCCATACCCCACGCCCTCCACCCGCGCCCCATACTCATACCTCTCAGCCTCAAGCTCAAGCTGTCATGACGGAACTAGATATTAATAATACGATATTAAACATGTTAAATCACAATGATTTTAACAGTATTATTTATGCTGCAATTGGAGGATTAAGGCCAAATGAAACAATGGATGCGGTAGTAGTCGCTCCAACAGAAGCCCAAATAAGCAATGGTTCAACTATTTGTACCTCACTCAGGGAAAGTGATTCACCTTGTTCGATATGTCAAGATAGTATTCAAGAAGGGGAGATTACCCGTCATCTATCCTATTGTGGACACATATTCCATAGAAACTGTATTGATACTTGGTATCAACGCAACGTCCATTGCCCTGTATGTCGCCATGATATTCGTGAAGTTCAACCCACTGTAACGCCTTGAATAACTCTCATGGTATTTTGATAATTAGTCACTTGATTAAAGCCCTCTGTGGGTCTTGTAGCATTTTTCTCGGCCTCTGCACGATTCATACGCTCCTGTAGACGTCTGTATATCTCTTGCTCATCTATTGAAAGTGGTTGAGCTGGTTGATTTGTTTGTTTTGGTTGTCCGAATAGATAGAGATCACTTGTTTCATTTGTTAGATAGCCGATAACTAAAATAATGCCAATACTCATCCAGAGTGCAGTAAATATATTTCTAGTTGCTACAAAAATTACCACAAATAATAGTGTACGACGTATCCATGGATGTTGAAAAATCTTATCTTGTTCCGGAGTGAGACCTCCAGCAAGATGGCGACCTCCTAAATTCAGTAATAACATCATAAATCCAATGAAATATGTATTTGTATTAAACCCACTTAGAAATAATTCTACTGGATTCATCGACCCAGTCATTAAAGGGGCAACTGGCATTGGAAGGGCCATTTCTAATTACTTAGACTTTTTCAAATCAACAAGAGACCATTTCTCCATTGTAACTTCGATATCCATTATGTAAAAAAAGATGGTGTATGACAGCATAATTGCAACTGGTGGGGACCAATCGATTGCTATAAATAAAAGAAATACAAGTAATACACGCCATATAGGATACTGATATAGATTTACCATTGCATGAGGATACTCATTTTCGAACACAGATCCTTCTAGAAGATTCCAGCCAAAAAATAGCGCAACCACTGTGAATTGTATTATGGTATCAAATGTCAAGGAACCCTTTGGGAGTTTCTTCATTCTATTAAACCGGCACGTATTTTGTTGGCTGCATCAAGGTCCTCCACCATTTGATGAGCTGGACCTTTGAGTTGTAGATCCATCTTGTATCGCAGATGTTGCTACTTCATCTTCGTCAATTTCTTTAGGATTTTCTTTAAAAACTTGTTCTACCCACCATAAATTTTTATCTGTTATTTTTTTTGAAGATTTTATGTCTTGATATCCTTCTATAGTCCGGGGACTCATAGAAAGTAACAGTAGAGTTAAAACTGCAACAAGTAGGCCATTTGCAAAGGTCGTACATTTTCCAACGATAATTGTTAAAGCAAAAAGAGTTAAACGTCCTAAAAGAGTATCAGCAAGTCTCCGTATTCTAAGAGGGATCTTTTTAACGTATACGATACATAAGATTAATCCTAAAAGTGTATATATTGTTATAGGTGATTCATGTCTTTTTACCATATCTATGAAAAGGTCTTTCGCTCCACCGGTCATTACGGGAGGTGTATTTGGGACAATCGGTTTCATCTGCTCATGTCTGGGAGATTAATAACTTTTCTTTGATTGACTCAGAGAGGATGGAACTCTGTTCCTTAACAGAGGCGTTTCCAGATTTACAAAAACCAAATAGTCCTTCACGGGAAGAACGGAGGGCCGCCAGAAAAAGAGCGAAGAAGTGCAAGGGCGCAGATCAACAATATTTAAAAGCACAAGATGATGAACTGCCTCCTCCCGCTGATACCTTGAAAAAGTTGGGTGAACTTCCAGCTTTTACTTCATATGAAGATGCCTTTAATGACTTAAGCGGGAGTACCGTTGAGGGGTTTAAACTTCCCCGTCTTCCAGCATCGAATACACTTTTTACGGATCAGGGTCTGCCTGGATATTTTGGAAAGGGTCTTGATGATGAGGATGATGCACCGGCCAAGTCGACTGAGGGATTCTCAAATCTACAGACAAATGGAGGTGAATCATTTGAATACACCTTCGGTGGAACTGGAGCTGACAAGGCTGGGAGTAATGATTCTACACTCCCGGATCCGATGTTAAGTGATGCATGGAAGCCTCTAACACCGGCAAAAACAAAGACTGCTTTTTTTCAGGGCCAACAGGGTAACGGACGCCGTGTTGAGCGGATTGATAATAGGGAATCTTCATACATCAAAGAGGAGGAGAATAAGATTCGTCCAGTGTCATATAAACGCGCTGAGTCTGATCCAGATTCTATGAGAAACTTGATGGCGACTCAGTTAAAAGATCTCGAACGCCGGATGGATGAAATGAAACTTAAACAGCCCCGTGACTCTAAAAATGAGATTTTGCTCTTTGTTGGCACCGGGGTATTTTTGCTATTATCCTTTGAATTAATGGTACGAGCTTCGCACCGCTAACGTAACGTCTAGTACTGAAATTAAGTACTCCCCATGGATAAGGCCACCTTGTGGCCTTATGACATTGGAGCAACTTTAGCTTCTCGTTCTAGCCATCAGAGCCAAGTACTTAAATTAAGTACTT